TTATTTGCGCTTTTTCTTTGTTGGTGATTTTTTGCTTTGAATCAAGGCGTCCAATTTTTCCAAGTATGCAACCTTAGCTTGTAAGTATGTTACTTGTTGTTCAAGTTGCTTATTCTTTTCTTCCACTGACATATCTTTATTATTTTTCATTTTGGGCGGTCTTCCTTTAGGTTTATTTAGGCGACCTTCAGCTGCTAAGCGTTCCCATTGATATATCACAAAAGGAGCGCTTATTCCGAAATGCCGTGCGGCATTTGTTAATGATTCATGATTTTTAAGTCGCCAATTTATGACCTTTATTTTAAATGAATATGCATAATATGTCTTTGTATTTTTTGAGAAATATTCAATTCCAAATTGTTCAACTTTCCTAATCCATTCATAAAGGGTCGCAGACCCTTTGATACCGTACTTATTAATAATTTTTGTAAATCCTAAACCATTATAATAATCTTTAATGGCAGCTAATTTTAATTCTTTAGAAAACATAAAAGAACCCCTTAGGTTAGATTTCTCCAACTCAAGGGGTTCAGTTCACAGACAACTTTTTGGAAGTCTGCTTTTTTTACATATTAATTTAAAATATCAGTAGGATTTTTAACGTTTTCGCCGCTTACTTGATCTAATGTTAATTTGTTGTTCTTAGAATCAATAAATGAAGAGTCTCTATTTACTTGAACGGGTTCAAGTTTTAAATACTCATCTTTGGGTTTGTTTGTAGCAATAATGATGGGGTTTGGATTAACCAAAATTGAAGTTTTATGTGGCAAAATTTTTGAATTAGTCCATTCATCCCCAGCAGAGTTTAATTTGTTGTAGTTATCAGAGTTTTTTTCGTCATTTGACTTGTAAACAGAGCCTAAAACAATGGGTTGATCAAGTGAATCATATTTTCCATCATGTAAAGCGTATGGAGTTAATTGTGTATCGTTAGAAATTTGTGATGCTGAAAGCTCTTTGTTTGTATTATTAGTTACTTTAAAACTTATAAGAGCTACTGGATATTGAACTTTATTATTATCATCGTAGCTTGGACCACCATATACCTTGTAAATGGAAATACTACCTTTGTCAGTAGTAATGACTGATTTTTTATTAATGTTTTTGAAACTGGTTTGCAAGTTAATTCCACCATTGCCGACATGGGAACGCGCTGGACGCAAGCAGGTTTAAATGCACAGCAAAAAAATGGCATGCTTGATCAGATTCAAGAAATAAGACGTCATTCTGATATTTCAGCAGTATCTATTAATAATATGCAACGTCAGTTCCTATCTATGACAGGTAGCGCAGCGCAGGCAATGGCATTGACTAATACAGTTACTAGTTTCAGTGCTGCAGGCAATTTAAAACCACAGCAGGAACAAGGTTTAACTAGATTAATGAGTTCCAATAAGGCAGTAAATGCCCGCATGTTCCAACGAACTTTAGGTTCATCCCCTAACTTTGTTAATGAAATTATCAAACAAACAGGAATGAGCAAGAATGCCTTTTATAGTCTATTGCAGGCAGGTAAGTTCACAGGGCAAGAATTAAGAAATGCCATGATTAAAGCATCTAAGGATAGCAATAAAGCATGGTCTGAATATGCTAAGACAACCACAGGGAAAATGGACTTAGTCAAAGCCACGGGGAACACTATAAAGAATACCTTTGCTAGCAACCTAGCTAGTGGAGCATTTAATGTAGTAAACCGCATTGCAGGTAATTCTAAACAGCTTGATGACCTACAAAAGAGACTAACTAAGACAGCAAAAGACGCTGGTAAGGCTATTGGTAATTTAATTGGTTCGGGAGTTGCATTTATTGCAAAGAATCTCAAGCCTATTGAAAGTATGGCCGGTTCACTATGGAAGATAGTAAAAGCCTTGTTAAGTGGTGCATGGACAACAATTACAGCACCATTAAAGCTAATATCTACACACGGTAAACAGGCAAGTAGTGGCATGGATAAACTAGCATTAAGACTGAAAGAAGTTAGCAAACATCAAACGGCACTAAAAGTGATTGGTGGTACTTTGGTTGGTATGTTTGCAACACTTAAAGCAATGCAGGGCGTTATTTTGTTCGATAAGTTCATTAATTCCATGAAAGATATATCACTTGCTACAAAAGGTGCATTTCAAGCTGTTAAAGACTTCAGTTTTGCTGAAAAATTAGCATCGATACAAGGTAAAGTTATGGCAGGAGTTAGCAAAGTTGTAGCCGTTGCACAATGGGCATTAAATGCAGCTATGGACGCCAACCCTATTGGAATAATCATTGTAGGAGTCGGTGCATTGGTTGCCGGCCTATATGAGCTATATAAGCACTTTAAACCGTTCAGAAACCTAGTAAATGGTACTTTCAAGGCAATCGGTAAAGCAATTGGAGCATGGTGGAAACAATGTCAAAAAAACTTCAAAGCGGTACAAAAGGTTATAGGTATCTTTGCTAAATTCTTTAAGAAATACTTTGCTAACGTCATTAAAGACGGTGTAAGGAATGCTAAACAAGCATTCAAGGTAATAGGCGACGTAATTAGAGTGTTTAAGGATATATTTACATTTAACTTTAAAGATTTAGGTAAAGTCATCCCTAAACTAATGGGCGACTTATGGAAGTTGGTAAAAGGAATCTTCAAAGAGGGTGCAGATTTTGTAGAAGATATTGGATCTAATATGTGGAAGTCGATATGGAGTACCTTCAAAGGTTGGGGAAAGGCTATAGGCAATTTCTTCAAAGACCTTTGGAACGATATAGGAAACGTCATAAAGTCTGGTATTAATGACGTTATAGATGTTATCAATGCAGGTATTAAAGGCGTCGATTGGGTACTTTCTAAGGTAGGTGGCGACGGTCACACAATCGGTACTATCAAGCACCTTGCAACTGGTACGGTTAATGGACAACTACCACACAATACCCTAGCAATGCTAAACGACGGACACGACAGCCCACAAACGGGCAACAAAGAAATGGCAATCTTACCTAATGGGCGTTCATTCATCCCTCAAAAACGCAATTGGGTAGGTATGCTACCAAAAGGTTCAATGGTATTAAATGCTACTCAAACCCGCGAATTAATGGCCTTACGTGGTATACAACACTTCAGTATTGGTTCAGTCGCTGGAGATATTTGGAACGGTGCAAAATCAGTAGTAGGAAGTGTAGTAAATGGCGTGAAAAAAGGTGCATGGGCAGTTATGCACCCTATCAAATTCATTAAGTCATTATTCCACGGTGTTAAAGGTATGAGTGAGTTTGTAACTGACTTTACAGGCGGTTTAGCTAACAAAACAGTTAATTCCGTAATTAGCTTTTTCAAACAGCATAGTGGCGGTGCAGATAACCCTGCAGGTGCTGGAGTAGAACGTTGGAAGAAGATTATTGAGCAGGCAGGAAGTTTCATGCATGAGAGCTTATCAAACAGTGATATTAGTTTAATCATGAAACGTATTGCTCGTGAAAGTGGTGGAAATGCCACAATCAAACAACAAATATCTGATATCAATTCCAAGGCAGGACACCCTGCTCAAGGGCTACTCCAATATGTACCGTCAACCTTTGCAAGTTGGGCGGTTAAAGGCCATACAAACCTATTAAATGGTTATGATCAACTACTTGCTATGTTCAATGATAGCAACTGGCGTTCAGACATTGCTAACAATGGCGGTTGGGGTCCAACAGGTCATAGAGCTAGAAAGAACGGCGGTTTAGTATCTAAGAACCACTGGTACAAGGTTAATGAAGACGGTCAAGAGCTATTTAAACCTAATGTAGACGGTCAAGTTATCAATCACAACGATAGTAAAGCTAAATTAAGCAGAATAAACAACAAGCCAAATATTGTTATTGACGGACGTATTATGAATGTCACAGTTAATGGCAATATGAGTAAGGAAGAAATATATAACATTTTCCAACAAGCTCATGAAGGTAGCTTAAGAGCAATGAGTGAAAAACTTTCGGAACAATTTGGCTCAAATGATGTTGGATACTATCCAATTTAGCAACACCTCCCCAATTTTGGGGAGACCTACATAAATGGAGGCGATAAAAATGGATGAAACAATAATCAGTGGATATTTTACAATTCCTAGATTAATAAAAAAGATGAAACAACATGCTATCAATGCTGAACATAAGTTTTGGCAACGGTCATTCATGGCCTCTCCAATGGCAATAGATGAAATTGGTAATAGAGCAGGTTCACGCCCTTTTGATATGTTGGTAGATGATTTAGTAGTATTCCAACAATTCATAGAAGAATACATCACACTATTAGCATATGAACATAAAAGATTTATAGACTACATTAATAAACTAGATACAGACGCACTAGACGTCCTAAAGCGTAAATATGTATTTAATCAAGATGTATATGTAGATGAAACACTAGAAACAACCTTATATGCTAAATGCGTTCAAATAACAGCAGACGCCAAGGCCAAATTCTACAATATTGGTAGTATTCAAGAAGATATTAATGTTAATTACAGTGAGCAGATTGAAACGATTATAGAAAGGATGATATAAGATGATTGAACCCGATATGAGTTACTGGAATACAAACCAAGTTAAAAACGTTTTAAAGCGGTGGGGCGCATTGGAGAGCTTAATATATAAATGCAACTTAACGCATAGCATTAACGAGAATGAATTCAAGCAATACCAAACAGCAAAGGCATTATTCTATCGTCTTACTTACCTATCTGATGAAAATAAGAATATAGTCGGTTATATCTATTGTCATGATGATGTAATAGACATCCCTAGCAATGAGGAAATTATGGATCACTTTGGTTTTAGCAAAGCGCAACTAACGAGAATATTGAGGATAATATACTATGACCTATCACAACCCCGCAAAGAACGACATGCTAAACCTAAAAATAGAAATAGTGTGAAAGCAAGTGCAACTTAAGTGAACAAAAGTGAAAATATTGAGAATAAAATTAGCAATAAAAAGCAAGACAAAAAAGCATATTTAAAGAGCTTAATTTACCAATAAAAGTTGCACCCATAAATAAAAAAGTTGCACCCAAAAAGTTGCAACAAAAAATAAAAACGTTGCAAAAGTGTTGCAAGCAAAAAATGACTATAATAAACAGTGCTATATATACCTTTGTAGAGCGTTGTACAAGCAACTATAGACAGTGATATAGATAGCCTAAAACACTTTAATTAAACGATTTTGTATGCTAAGAAATGTTAAGGTGCAAATGCAAAACAATGTTAGTAATTGTTAGTATAAATTACTCAGTTTTACTCAGATAAATTACTAGAGTTTACTAGGGTAATTTGTTTGCTAATGTTAGACATTTTTAGACAGTGTAAATACGACTAAGGAAACATAATATGTATTTGAAAAAATTGAATAGTGAATGATGATAACTAGATACTATATTGATGTATTTAGTTATTTTTTATTTGCCATTAATTTAGGAATCTACCTTCCCCCTAAATTGTGAGAGAAAAAAAGGGGTCCAAATGAATAGCCACGCCCCACGGTTATTGTTACTTCGTCCGAAAACCTACTTTGAGGGGGAAACGTTAATATTCAGACGCAATACAGGACACGTACATATATAACTATAGGCAAGCGTGAATGAACTAACAGCACAGAGCGCCTATGTTGGATACACCTACATAATTATTGATTATCAAGACGGCTGCGCAATTCTACGCAGCCTCCTGCTTAATATGGGTAGCTCAAAATTCAGCCACCCCCCGGATTGTTATGGGTATGACCAAAATTGGTCATACCCTTATTTAAGATGTAGTCAATATATCTCGATTAATTCCATTGATAGTGATATTTATTGTCGATACAAAACAATTTGTCACATGTTGAAGATGTCCTCAAAATTGAGGATATGTATAACCCTACCCAAAATTGGGGAATTCTAAGGGGGGGAGCAAAAGTGCGCAGACCATCAGTTGAAATGGTTATCTTAATATCATAATCGGCTGCCCAATTTTGGACAGCCGGTAACTCAATATTGGACAGTTGAAATCGGTTGCGAACTTTTACGCAGTCGTATGGGGTGGCATGATTTTATGCCGACCTAAAGCAGTATCTTCAATCTTGAAGATACCCTATATGTGTAAATAAGAAATATAAGTAAATTTTAGAAATAATCATTGTAGTAATAAATAAGGAGGATAGAATATGGAAGAAGAAACCCTTAAACGCCTAAATGACTTAATGGATTATATCGAAACAATAAATGATAATCCATGGATCAAGGGAAAACGAAGATTTGCAAAAATGTTTAGGCGTAAGCTATGCAACAGTAAATAAGATGCTGCTCGCAAGTTTACCAGTTCATTTTGTAAAGGGAATAGAAGCATATTTTTTAATAAAGAGGAAGTTACTAAATATTTATTAGAACAATAATTGTCGTGGGGACGGTATGTAGTGATTTAGTATGTATAATATGTTTTATTTTTTGAATAATAAATCATTTGTAATGTATGATGCTAAATTAAGTTATAATTCTAAAATTATTTAGATTATCTATTATCAAAATATAATAAAAACACTGCATAATTAAGTGCAGTGTTTTAAATATCGACCAATAAATGGCAGATGAAATCGAGCAGTGTAATTCTAACACTATATGTAAAATAATCAAATAAAAAAGCTGCTCGTTAGAGTAGCTTAATCATCCCTTTACCGTGGAAATATATTTATATAAGTGAATGCCATATTGAATGCCATTTACCTATATTTTATTGTTTATTATTATGTTAATAGAAAATAAAAAAGCTGTTGTAACAATGATTTTACTCGTTGATTACAACAGCTTTTTTCTAAACGATGGAGGCGGCGGGAGTCGAACCCGCGTCCGAGCATATCGCCATTCGAATATCTACGCTCATAGGGATACTATTTGAAGTTTCACTGACCAAAGCACCGTATTCCGGGGTTAACATGATCAGCTAACCTGATTAATCTCTTTTACTTAACTTCAGGTGTGAGCAAGTAACGTAAGCCTATCAATTATAAAACCCAAGTTAGCCCCTAGGCAAAGCTAGTTGGATTGTCGTAGACTGCTTATTAGGCAGCTAAAGCGACGTTGTTTGAATTATTGTTTGCAGTTATAATTTAAAAACTGGACGGTTGAGCAGACGCCGCTGCGAACGCAATCCGAATTCGAACTATACCCGTCGAATCCATAACGCCCCCAAAAGATACATATCAATGTTACCATATTTATAAAGACAGTGAAACGATATTATCATATAAAACACCATTTAGGGTGCGTTTTACACCATTTTATTGTTATAATGGAGTCTATACCTAAATAAATGAGGGTGAATTAATGAAAAGCAATTCAATTGCAAACGAAAATGTGCCACACTTTTACGTGCGTTTAAAGCACCGTAAGATGGAAAAGTGGTATGTAAATGAAATGCAAGCAGGGAAGAGTCAACGCAAAGCATTCAATCATTCAGATGAAAAAACAAAATTTGAAATTGATCAAATCGGTTTTTACCAAAAACATCTATGGTTTCACTTTGAAAACGAAAGTGACGCCGGATGGATTCCTAACAAATTCATTCGTAAGAACTACAGAATCTTAAATCTACAGGCTAGTAAGGATAATACCGATGCTTCTAACGAAGAAAGGGCGTTATCAGTATTGGTCCATTTCTCTAGACCAGATTTTGATGTTTACGATAAGTTAGGTAAGATTACTGATAACCTGTCTGATGCAACTTTCAAGAGCGTCCTAGTTAACAGTGTCGGATCATACAAGGATTTGACTAAGAAGTCATACCGTCGTGTAAGAAGTCAGATTAATCGTAACCGTCCTGTGATGTTATGGGGCAGACGAGACAATCAATGTATTGTCTTATTTGGTTTTAACCATCGCGTATTCTTTTACTTTGATCCAGAAGATGGTTTGAACAAGACGATTACAGTTAAGGAATTAACTAAGCTATGGAAACGAAGTGGCTACAAGGCCATTAGCTACTAGCAAACAAAAAAGACAGCCATTATTTGGCTGTCTTTTTCTTTATTATCACCCGCACGGGGATCGAACCCGTAACTCCGCCTTGAGAGGGCGACGTCTTAAACCAGTTTGACCAGCGGGCAATATCACTAATCAATCACTATATATTTATACTACTATTCATTTTTAGCACTGTCAATGCTGATAGGCGTTGACATAAGGGTATTTTGAGTATTAAGATTAAATATGTAATCAGTTATTGAGTATTCGCCAAATTGGTAAGGCAGAGGACTCTGAATCCTTAATTTACTGGTTCGAATCCAGTATACTCAATATTCCGGTATTTATGAGTGAGTATAACTGGGCATAACGCTGTCACTATGCGGGTGATGGCGTTTTTTTGTATTCATTGGCAGGCATTAAATAGTACTGAGGGACAGTTAAGGGACAGTTAAAAGGACAGTTACTTAAAACCCTAGATAACTTTCCAATTTAACAACGACATCTTTGTTTTGGTTAGAAGTAACGTGAGTATAAACATTTAATGTTGTTTGAGCGTCCTCATGACCTAACCGTTCCTGTACTTCTTTAATAGTTGCACCTGATGCGAAAAGAGCTGAAGCATGAGAATGTCTAAAACCATGTATCTTGATTGAAGGTAAATCATATTTAGCAATAACTAGTTTTAACCATTTAGATGGAGCGGATAAAGGTAACATTGTGTTATTACGAGTTGTGAATAACATTTGTTTCTTATTTAATGTATTGAACCCATAATTTAACATTTGTTTTCTTTGCTCCATTTTCCATTTATATAGATAATCCATTGTTTTTTGATCCATGATAATTTTTCGCATTGATTTTTTTGTTTTAGGCGGATTAATTACTTGATAACGATTTATCCCTTGAGAGATTGTTTTATTAATATCAATTGTGTTTTCTTTAAAGTTAATATCTTCCCAAGTTAATGCTAGACATTCACCACGCCTCATTCCAGAAAAAGCTAATAATCTGAAAAATACAAACTTTTTATCATCGTCCATATCATATAAACATTTGAAAAAAGTATCGAGTTGCCTCTTATCCCAGAATAACAATTTCTTTTCCGCAAATTCCTTTTTATTCTTTGGTAAGGTAACCAAACGACAAGGGTTTTTATCTAAGTATCCCATTTTAATAGCATACTCAAATATTTTTCCTGTATAATAGAACCACTTTTTAAAATTAACTGGAGCAATGTCAAACCACTTGTTTACGATAGTCTGAATTTCACTGACAGTAATTGTATTAATTTTCTTATCACTGAAGTGATTTAGAATGTGATTCTTAAATATATTAGTTGTAGAAAGTAGAGTAGACTCACGGACAGTATTTTCGTAAGCTGGTAACCATTCTTGGTATACGTCACCATATTTAATATCCTTAGGTTTTTCAATCTTTCCTTCAGATAATTCTATTTCTAGTTTTGAAGCTGCTAATACAGCTTCTTTTTTTGTTTTGAAACCACTTCGAGTTGTGTTTGTTTTTCTTCCAGTCTGTTTATCAATTCCAGTATAGATTCCAAACTTATATCTCAACTCTCCATTTTTTAACTTGTACTTCTTAATAAACATTCTTTTTTTCTCCTTTACACACGTGGGGACGGTATGTATTAGGGAAAATGTTTAATATGAATAATGCTTTGAATAACTTTCATACCATGGCATTCTATAAACGACTTCAAGATCACCAGAATTATTTTCTTTAATGTTGTGGTTCATCATAATAATACGTTCAATTTCAGAAGATATACGTTGCTTAATTTCATTATGGAAAATGATATCTATTTTATAAAATAGGTCAAGTAAAGTTTCAGAATTACTAAATTCAACAACGTTATGAGTATCATCAATTGTTTTGATGAAGAAGTCAGTGCTAATTAGTGTTTCATCTTGATAATGAAGTACATTAGTGAATAATTTATATTCACCATCCATATGAGTTTCAGATGTAGTAAATGTTAGCTCATAGGGCGAATATACATAAAAATCAGCGGGTGTAACATGAAAAAATAAGCATAGCTTATCTAATGTTACTGCGGAAGGTGTTCTACCATTAACTAGATTGGTTAGTGTAGATCGTGAAATTCCAGTACCTTTATGAACGTCTAGAATGCTTAATTGACGCTCTGCCATTAATACACTAAATTTATTAGCTATCATATTTTAACCTCCTTTCGATAGATTATATTGTACAGTTTTTAGAACTAACTAACAAGTATTAGTACAAATTATCTTGCATTATTATTCCTTTGTGATATTATAAATGTACCAATTATAGTTATATAGTACTAAAATCAATACAAAAAGGAGTGATTATTTTGGATACACAAATTTTAAATAGATTAAATGATTTTCTCGACAAAGCTGAAAAAAGAGAAGATAAGCCTTGGATTAAAGGCAAGGTTAACTTATCTAAATGGTTAGGAGTTAGTCCTAAAACCATTCAAAAAATGATGGAAAATGGTTTACCAGTTCATTTTGTCAAAGATGTGGATGCATATTTTTTTAACAAACAAGAAGTTAATAAGTATTTATTAGAACAATAATCGTTGTGGGGACGGTATAAAAAAAGAGCAAATTTTATCTGCTCTTTTTTATTTTGTCAAATTTTATAATTGCTAATATGTTAAAATATCTATTAGTTAATACATATTTAGGAAAGAGTCTGTTTATTATGGCATATAAAAATTTACCTGATTTAAGGTTTAGTGGATTTAGTAATAACTTCAAATTGTTACATATAGGAGATATATTAAAAATAAAAAATGGAAAGTCTCAAAAAAATGTTGAAGTTAGTGAAGGAAAATACCCAATATTGGGAACAGGAGGAATAATAGGCCGAACTAATTCTTTTTTATATGATAAGGAAAGTGTATTAATTGGTAGGAAGGGAACAATTAATAAACCCATGTATATGGATACCCCTTTTTGGACAGTTGATACTCTTTTTTACAGTGAAATAAAAAGTAATAGTGACGCAAAATTTGTATACTTTTTGTTTAATACAATCGAATGGTTAAAGTATAATACATCCACAGGTGTTCCTAGTTTAACTAGTACAAATATCGAGAGTATATTTGTTTCAATTCCAGAGAAAATTGAACAACAAAAAATAGGTGATTTCTTTACAAAACTAGACAAACTAATTGAACTTCAAACCCAAAAGGTAGATCAACTAAAGAAACTAAAGCGTGGATACTTACAGAAGATGTTCCCCCAAGAGGGTGAAACAGTACCTCGATTAAGATTTAGTGGTTTTAGTGGGGAGTGGAAGGAAGAAAGTATTGAAGAAATTGCCCCCTTGGAAACAGGATACTCATTTAAAAGTGATAAATTTATTTCTGATGGTTTACCTATTATAAGGATTTCTAATATTTTAAATAATGGTAATATTGGCGGAGACTTCAAGTATTATAAAGAAAGTGAATCATTACGAAAATTTGTAGTTAACAATGGTAGTATTTTGATTGCAATGTCAGGAGCAACGGTTGGAAAAATTTCATTGTTGAAAAAGAATGGATTTTATTTGAATCAACGAGTAGGGTATTTTAAAACAAATGTTCGTTATGATAATTCGTTTGTTTATTGTCTATTAAAAAGTAATAATTACTATAAAAACATGAATTCAATAAAAGTAGCGGGTGCTCAACCAAATATTTCAAAATCAGAAATTAATGGATTCAACTTTTTGCTTCCTAACCATGAAGAACAACAAAAAATAGGTGATTTCTTTGCTAAGCTAGATAAATTAATTGAAGAACAATCCAATAAGCTAAATCAATTAAAGCAGCAGAAGAAAGCTTACTTACAAAAGATGTTTATTTAAAAAAGGAACAGTATTTAACTGTTCCTTTTTACTAAGATATAAATTCTCTAAAAATTGCAGAGATACTAATAAATGGATTACCATACTCATCAGTACCCTTAATTAAATCACATAAATAAAATTTTAATCTTATATTTTCCAAGTCTAATTCTGGGATAGAATTATTTTTTGCAAATCTAATCAATTTATTTGCAAGCTTGTTATAGCTAACACTATCTGTTAGTGAGTTTACAGATAAATGAATTGGATCAGACAACATATGTTTAACATTTTCATTGATTTCGTTAGTTTCTACATTGAAGGTAAAAACTACCTTTGTGTCAATACTTTGAATAGTTTCTTCATCTTTATTAATTTTTTTCCAAACAAAACACATTCTAATTGGATTTTTATCTGCAATTAAATCGTATACTGGTTTATAATAGTTGCTTTTCATACAAAATCTCCTAATTTATATTAGTATCATGATGAACAATGATTTTATCAGAGTTTAATAAAATTGTTGGCTTTCCTAAATCATTATCTTTTATTTGGTTATCGAAACGATTAAAATCGTTTTTACTTATTTTAGATGTACCATTTGTTGAACCATAGATTGTTAATGAGTCAAAACTAGTTATCTTACCAGATTGCTTTCCATCTGAAGTTAAATATGCTAAATGGTTTTTACTATCTTTTAATATAATTTGATATCCAAGTGACGATGCAGATAAACCATAAACTTTACCAGTAAATTTAACATTTTTTGCCATAAAATCATTTTCATTATATGAACTTAAACTATTAGGGTATTCAGAATTAAAGTCTTTATATTTAGAATAGTCAAAGCTTTTTGTTTCTTTTTTAACATTTTTTGTAGATGAACTTGAAGATCCTTCTTTTTTATCATCTTGTTTTTCCTCACGCGCATCTTGAATAGCATCCTGTTTTGATTGAGGTGATATTGTATAAAATAGACCACTTAATAAAAATGATGAAACCATAGCAATAAGAATCTTTTTTCTATTCTTTTTATATACTGCTAAATCACGTTTTTTGTATTTATGACGATTAACGAAAAAGACAACTATTGAAGCATAAAATAAAAACGCAAAAACCATTGATATAAAGTACATAATGAAACTCCTTTAATAAAATAATTATAATTAAACTTTGTTATTCAATCTTATAAAATGATTAATATGATAAAAATGAATACAATTAACATTAAACAGCCACATCCGCAACCATATCCAATTTGAAGAAACCCATTTCCTAAATCATTAAGAGCTTCAAAAAATGTAGTTGATTTAGATTTGTTATTAATAGAATTTAAATCATTTTCAGAATAACTAATTTCTTTCCCACAATAGGGACAGAATCTTAATTGGTCGTTAAAAGTGTTTAAACACCAAGGACATCTGTATTTAACCACATTAATACCTCCTAATTAAATTATTATAATTATATCATTTATAACAATAAAAAAGCAGGGCATTTGAAAATGTCCTGCTTTTTTACTAAAGACTATTTACAACCTGTACAGCTTTTCCAAGTATCCTTGCATCAATATCATCCGTTAGTACTATTGGATTAAATTGATTATTATCTGGTATCAAAATAACTGTCTTACCTTGATGTTTAACTCTTTTCAGAGTTGCCTCTCCATCGATAAGCACAGCAGCGATTTCTCCGTCTTCTACAGTTGGTTGTTCATGAATTAGAACCAATGAACCATTGTTGATAGTTGGTTTCATTGATTCTCCATCACAACGTAGATAAAAATTGTTACCAACAGGTAATGAAGATGAAGGAGCTGGCATGTATTCTTCGATGTTTTGTAATGCTGTGATTGGATCACCACAAGCAATATCACCAATAACAGGAACTTGGGTAATATCTTTAAATACCTTAGAGCTTTCATCATTAACAATATTGTCAGAATCTGATAACCCATTATTTAAGCGATCATAGAATTGTCCAACGTTGATATTTAATGCTTTAGCATATTTAATCAAGTCATTTTCGGATAATTCACGCTTTTGGCTTTCATGTTGAGATATTGTATTCTGTTTAAACCCAGTCAATTCGCTTAATTGCTTTTGAGTCAAATGGTTTTCTTTGCGAATATCTCTAATTGAAGGACCAAGAATATTTCTTTTCATTAGATATTCTCCTTTCTTCACTTATTATAATATCTCGATATATCTCAAAAGTAAATAAAAATATCACACAAAGTGATAAAAATATCTTGACTTAATTATCACAAAGTGAGATACTTATAACTGTTGAAAGGAGATGATATCAACATGACAGAAGCAATAAAGAATTCAATTAAGCATGACTTTGTTAAGAAGAGAACTAATCTTCGTCGATTAAGACTAGCTAACGAAATAACTGTTGATCAGATGGCAAAAGCTATTAATGTAAGCTCAAGACAATATTCTTTAAAGGAAAGAGGAAAGTATCCTTTTAAAGACTATGAAATGTTAATCATTGCTGAAATATTTAACATGACTGTTCAAAAGTTATTCTTTGAGTGACTTTTTATTTACAATTAAATATCTCATTTAGTGATATTGTGATTATGAGGAGGGGATAAAAATTCAAAACAAAATTATCATTTGTGATAAAGAATACAAAAACATCACCATTGTAGATACAAATAACGTTGTCGTAGCTGTCATTTGTGGCAATGGTGATGTGATAACAAGTAACAATTATAAGGTTAAATTCAACGTTGGAAATTAACCTAAATTATTATTTGTTGTTCTGTCAGGTTTAGATACTGGTGTTGGGACGCCATTAATATTTTTAACCATATATTTTGGGTAAATTCCATTTTTAATTGCATTAACAAATTGCTGTCTACTCATATTTGTATTTGTGTAATTATCATGAAAGGCAGTGTTTCTACCAGTATCAGTTTGATCTGTAACAGACACACGTTTATACATTTATTCACCTCCCTTCGTAAGGAGATATTTAAATTATACAACAGAAAGGAATAATAAAAATGAAACTAATTGAAAACAAAAACAACCAAGCAGTTACAACTTCACTACAAGTAGCAGAAACATTTGGGAAAAAACACAAAATTGTTTTGAAATCTATTGAAGATCTACTAGCTAATGGGGTGGCACAAAATTATGCCACCCCCAAAAACAAGATGTTTGCTAAGGGAACATACAAGCATCCACAAAATCATCAAGAATATCCAATGTACTACATGAACAAAGATGGTTTTACATTATTAGCTTTTGGCTTTACAGGAAAAAAAGCAAATGAATTCAAACTAGAATATATCCAAGCTTTTAATAAAATGGAGAGCTACATCAATAAACATAATGAAACGCAGTTACCAGAAACTCCAGAAGACAAATTAGTGTTAACCATGGAAGTTACAAATAGAACTGTAAAAAGAGTAGAAAGCATCGAAAAGGATGTTAATGATTTAAAAAACAATGTTTTGCTTGATACTGGCTCATATGCGGTGATTGGAAGACTTGTTTCTAAAAGAGTTTATGAATACCTAGATGATAGGAGATATCCTCGAAATAAAAATAATGTTTCGTTGCTATTTAGTGATATTAATCACGGCATCAAGAGAATTGCTGGTGTTAGTACAAGATCACAAATTAAAAATAAAGATTTTGAAAAAGTAATGCAATATATCTACGCATGGGAACCCGCAACTGCAACCAAGATGGAATTAATTAATAAGAAAGTTGAGGCATAGATATGGACGTATCAAAAAAAGAAGCCATTAATAATGAAAGGTTTAAACAAATAGAAGGTAACAATGAACCAATGTCTGACTGGCAACGAATAACCATTGAAACAGACGAAAAGAACCCTAAAATCGTTGCTCAAGTTACTTCTAATAACTTTGAAATAGCAAACGGTTATAGGGTTCGATTAACGCCAGTCTATGATGACTAGCTTTTGATACTGAATAGAAAATAAAAGATTAGGAGGACGAAATGCTTTTATTAACATTAGCTATCATCGACATAATCATAAATTTGATTGCAATTGTCTTTGGAATAATCGTATTAATAGATTCAAAAAATTGAATATCGCTTCGTCTTTGAAAATAATCGAAGTCTTTTATTAGCCGTTATTTTCAAAGTATCAGGAACTTGATCTTTATTTATCCAGTATGAGTAATAGGTGGTTATTCCAACTTTAGATAATAATCGCGTTCCATTGAAATTATCAGAATTGGAATTTATCTCATATTCTTCAGAACCTTTGGGAGCTGCTAAAGAAGAAGTATTAAAAAGATAATTACTCATAGAATATTTTTTTGCATAAGTATCGTTTTCTTTCTGATAATCATACCCATTATCTTTAATTTGCTTACCATTTTGAAATAATTTTAGATCAGTTATTTCAATTCCGTTTGAAGATTCATTAGTTAGTCCAATAACTACCTTAATTGAATCTCCATATATAGCATTTACCTTTCTGACATTTATAAAGATATTAGCAACATTTAGTTTATATGAGTATGCAAAACCAATGATGCTAAAAGTTCCAGATAAAATTCCAATTATTATTGCTACCAAATTAATTAAATAAATCGTAATCACATCCTTATCAGAATTAGGGATATTTAAATTATACATTAGAGAGTCTAATTAATGAAAACTAGAAAGTAGATGAAAATGTGAAAAATAAAATCAATATTTGTGATAAAGAATATAAAAACATCACAATTGTAGATACAAATAACGTTGTCGTAGCTGTCATTTGTGGCAATGGTGATGTGATAACAAGTAACAATTATAAGGTTAAATTCAACGTTGGAGATTGGGTGGAAAGTCAATGGAACTAAGAAAAGCAGGAATCAACTTACATGTTGCTGAAGATGGCTTAGAGGAATTAAAAAAATACTCCAATCAGCTAAAAAGCCAATCAGAGCAATTAAATAATCTAACATGTGAAATTAATCAAACCATTGATAGGATTAACCAAATCAAAATTAGATTTAACTTAAATCGAAACCATGATCGATAAATTTCTTATCAATAGAAGCTTGAAGTAAGAACTGACCGAATGATTCAAATTTAACATATTCTTGAGCAATTTTATCTAAATGTTCTGGTGAATTGTTGTAATTTCTAACATCCTCATCAGTAATTCCAGTAGCATCTAGAAATTCATTGATACTTGAATAATCGGTGTAATGACTTAAGAAAACATCAGTTAGAACTTCATACATGTCAATCTCAGTATGACCATTAATATCTTTTAGTGAATTTTTCAAATCAAGCATACTTTTACTCAAGTCTTCCAGATTGTTTTCACACATAAAATCACCTCCTTTCAACAGGAGATAAACAAATTATACAACTATAAATAACAAAAAGGAGAACCTTAAATGAAAAAGTACCAAGCAAATAAAGACTTACTAGAAATTCTAGAATCTCAAAAAATTAAAATCAAAAACTTAAAAGAAGAAGTAAAAATCCTTCAAAGAAAGCTAGATCAACAAATTGCTAAAGAAGGGATGATTAAACAATGACATCTGCAGAATGGCAACTTTCAACGATGGAATTCATTTTGGGATGGATGTTCGCTGTACCAACAACAATATTCGTTATGGAAAGAAAGGAGAAGTTTGCTGATGTTTTTAAATTCATTTATGAAATTTTGCATCTACTTAAAGAAGAAGCAATTAAAAAGTACAAAAAAAGCCGTTAATGCGTGGGGCATCAACGACCGATTTGCAATAACATCAAATGCTTTGATTAACTTCAATTCTACTGAAGATGGTCAAAGAATTCAAGATTTGTAATGGAGGAAATAAAATGCAAGAAATTAGTAATAACGTAACAGTAGACTATCAAGTAGGTAAATTGGAGTTAAAAAACTCAGAATTATTAAGAAATGCAGTAAGTGAAGTCGCAGAGAAATATAAAGACTTAATTATCACTGACGATACTGTAAAAGAAGATAAAAAAACTAAAACAGAACTTAACGGTTTGTTAAAGCAACTAGAAGATAAGCGCAAAGAGTACAAGAAACAATACCAAATTCCACTTAAAGATTTTGAAAACTCCATTAAGGACATTGAAGCACCGTTAAATGATGCCATTAATAATCTAAAACTACAGTTGAATGATTACGATGAAAGATTAGTAAAGCAAAAAGAAGAACAAATCAGATCATTCATTGAAGAAGTTTGTAAAGAACATAAAGCAGATGCTAAGGATATCATGATCAATCCTAAGTGGCTTAACAAGTCTACAAGCAAGAAGACTTGGCAAGATGAAGCGATTCAAGCAATTAAATTACAGGATGCTGAAATTAGCCGTTTTGAAATCGATGTGGCAAACGTCAAAGCGTTTGCTGAACAGCTTAATGTAAATCCGGATTCATATGTATATCAATTAAATATGGGTGCATCATCTGTTGAAGTAGTTCAAAGAATGCAACAGGACGTTGAAAGAAACAAGAAACGACAAGAAGCAATGAATGCTGAAATCAAAGCAATGAAAGAAGCTAAAAAAGCAAGAACTAAAGTTGTCGACGACAAAAGAGTTGATACAGAAACTGGAGAAGTTGAAAAACTAGAAACATACAATCTTGTTGTTACCGGTAAGCATGAAGACTTAGTTAGATTAGCTAAATTCATGGAAGAACATGATATTAATTTTAAATTAGCAGAATAGGAGTTGATCATAGTGGAATTCGTAGTCCAAGAAGATAAAGACAAGTTTGAATTGATGAAGAAAATGGTTGAGTTCCAAAAGAATGTTAAGCAGCCGAAAAAAGACAAAAATAATCCATTTAGTAAAAGCAGTTATGCTTCACTACAAAGCGTACAAGAAACTGCTGTCGAAGCATTAGAACCATTAGGATTATCTTTTTTCCAAGACTTTGGGATTAATAACGAAGGTAAAACACTATCTGTTCAAACAATTATCATTTCAAATTTAGGGATGATTAAGTTTAACCCGATTGTGTTACCACTTGAAAAAATTACTTCTCAGGGAGTTGGATCGGCATCTACTTACGCTAGACGATATGCACTAACTACAAATTTAGCAATTGTCGCTGATGAAGATGATGATGGTAATAATGCCTCAAAGAATGGATACAACAAACAAAATAATGGATATCAAAAGCGTAATTATCAACAACAACCGAAAGCAAGTCAAGCAACAACTAAAAGAAATACTAGCCAATCAAAGCCGTTAAATGAATCTGAAAAATTAATGGCTGAAGAAGTTAGATATAACAATAATGCAAAACAAGCTATCAATAAAATTGGTAAGCAAAATGCTCAACAAATATTTGTTAAAGCAAAGCAAATATACAAGATTGACGATATTAAAAAGTGTAGAGCAAATGATTTAGCTAACCTTAATAGTTATGTAGAAGCAGAAGTAAAAGGACAAATTACAAAGTTAGGAGCAATGACAAATGATTAATAGAACAACACTTATAGGAAGACTGACAAAGGATGCAGAACTTAGATATTCTCAATCAGGTAATGCAGTTGCTAACTTCACGTTAGCAGTTAATAGAGCTTTTACCAATCAACAAGGGGAAAGAGAAGCTGATTTTATCAACTGTGTTATTTGGCGTAAATCTGCTGAAAATTTTGCTAATTTCACCCACAAAGGTTCTTTGGTTGGTATTGATGGACGTATTCAAACAAGAAATTATGAAAATCAACAAGGACAAAGAGTATATGTTACTGAAGTAGTTGTAGAAAATTTTGCATTGTTAGAACCAAGACAAGACAATCATGTCCAACCTTCACAACAAAATAATATGTCACCGTTTGGAAATCAAAGCGATCAAGTTAACATCACTGATGATGATTTACCTTTTTAGGAGGATTAAAGAATGATAAGTATTGCTATCAGCATCATTATTTTAATTTTTTGCAGCATTTTAATAGGATGGAATGCTAATTATATCTATCACGAATTAAAAGATAGAAAGCGTGATAAACATGTCAGATAACTATTTGTTTAATGAAAGACCATTAGTTATTAGACCTGAATTAGCAACAAAGATTGGCTTAAATGAATCAATATTTTTGCAACAACTTAACTATTGGTTACAAAAATCGAACCACAATATCAAAGGAAAAAAATGGATTTATAACACGTTCGAAGAATGGAAAAATCAGTTCCCATTCTGGTCACTAAGAACAATTAAAAGAATTAAAACTAGTTTAGAAAATAAGAAAATCATTGAAGTATCAAGGTATAACAAACGTGGTTTTGATAAAACTAATTGGTATTCAATTAACTATGATTATTTGTATAAACTAGTGGCACAACGAGAGTGCCAAAATGGCACGTCGATGATGCCAAATTGTCACGATGGAGAGTGCCAAGTTGACACTACCAATACCATAGACTACACAGAGATTACTACAGAGATTACTACAAGTAATATGTCGAGTTCTAACGAACACGACCATAGTGAAGCAAAAGAAATAATTGCTTACTTGAATGACAAAGCTGACAAGCACTTTAGAAACACACAATCTAATTACAAAACGATAGAAGCTAGACTTAAAGATTATTCAATTGATGATCTAAAGCGTGTTATTGATAACAAATGTTCTCAATGGCTTAACACTGACATGGATAAATATTTAAGGATTGAGACATTATTTAGAGCATCAAAAATTGATGGTTACCTAAATGAAAAAGTAGATACAAGAAATACAGGTGGTGAGGTACATGGAATCGACTTCTAACATGTTTAATGATTTTTTAAACAAGCATACAACGGTTACTGATGAAAAATGTTCAAAGCATCATGTTAATAAGATTATTTTTGATGTTTCAAAAGGGCAATCATTTTGTCCTATATGCCAAAAAAACGAGCATGAAACGAAAGAAAAAGAATTAACGATTAAATATACGAACCAGATTAAAAAAAGGCGCACAAGTAAAGTTTTAGCTAAAGACAGCATTATGACTGACAGTGATTTAAAAGATTCTACTTTTGATAATTTTGAAGTTACTAATGACGAACAAAAACAAGCTTTACACATTGCTAAACAATCTGCTTATCAATATCTCAATAAAGATAATCAATTCAACACGCTACTTACTGGAGCACCTGGAAGAGGTAAATCTCACCTAGCTTTATCAATGTTAAAATCAGTCAATAATACTTCAGAAAATCCTCAATCATGTTTGTTTGTATCAGTTGACGAGTTATTTAGAAGAATCAAGGATAGCTTTAATTATTCTGATAACAAATATTCGGAAGGAAATATGGTTAGATTGCTCACTAATGTTGATTTACTTGTTTTAGATGACCTAGGCAGTGAGGCAAGTATGAATAGGGATAAGTCAGCTAGTGATTTCGTACAAAAGATTTTATTTGGAATCTTAAATGCAAGATCAAGAACAATCATCACAACCAATTTGAATGCTAAAGAGTTAGAAGCTATGTACAATCCAAAACTTGTATCCAGAATGGAAAAAGGTGTTCAAGGACACTTGATTAAATTTACTGAAAAAACAAAAGACAAAAGGCTGGTGGATTTCTAGATGTACAAATTAAAAGTTCTAAAAGGGAACAAATGGGAATGGTTTAAAGGCAACATTTACCAGATTTCACTAGTTGATAGTGAAGATAAAGCTAGTTTTTTTACAGAAGATGAAATGCGCTGGTTCAAAGTCAGTTATCTAGATAGTCCATATGACTTTGACTACGAGGTTTATGCATAAAGGAGAACACAATGAAAAAAGAAGAACTAATTGACAAAATCAAAGCTAACAGTCGACTGCTAAATGCAGTTGTTCAAGAAATGTATCTAGATAATTCATTAGATATTAGAACAAGAGATTATTATGCATCTAACATAACTTCAGTTAGACAAAATGGTGATCAAATAATTCAAATTTTAGATGAAGAAGGAATAGCAGAATGAGAATATCAGATTTAGTTTATTGGCTTATAGTATCTGGAATTGCAATTGTATTTGTATCTATTGTTTGTAACTTAATCAAGGATGTAGCAGAGTACATCATCATTGCGTTATTCAACAACAAATACAATTACTATAAATTAACTCATGATGATAAAAAGAGTGGTGAGGATAATGACAAGTGAACATGATTACATCATTTCAACAATACAAAAGATAGAACACAAGTATGGTTCTATTGAAAATGCTCCTAATGATGATCCTGATTTAATTGAACTTCAAAGTAGAGACATTCTGGGTAAAGAAGATGAAGAGGTATACAAGAAAAACGAACATGTCTATGCACATATTGGTGCTATAACACCCGCAAAAATTCAAAAAAAGCATGGAACTTTGAATGAATTGATTTCAATTGAAATTGCTAAGAATCCAGATATTAAGTCATCTGAAATTGCTAAAAATATCGGTTCAAAACGTTCTAGCGTGCTTTCTTGTATAACTAGAGCTCAACTAAGGCTTTCATATTATGAAGTGATAGTTGATGACAAAGTATTAAGAGCATCAACATTGAATGAACTAATGAATAGTGTAATTAAGATGGGATATAAAACTAATCCTTCTGCATTTAAGAAACAATTTGGTGTAGATAAGCACATATTTACTAGGGATGTATATGTAAAGGAGTGATTATTTTGGAAGAATCACAATTGAAACTTATTCAGGAACTAGAAGCAGAGTTTGGATCTATTTCTAATGTTAATGACAATAATATTAAACTAAATAAACTAAGAAAATCTTTTTTAAGCGAAAAACGGAAAAAGAAATTTTCTAAAAGAATTATAGATGATGTTCATCAATATGAACTTAAACCAGAAATTAAAACAAATAATCAAATGATATTTGATATTGCTGAAATGGTAGCTAATGGATATAAGAACAATGAAATTGCAAATGCTATGAAACTAACTGAACCACAAGTAATTGCAATTGTTGCTAGGAATAATTTACGCATCAAGCAATATGTATGGTCAGTTATTGACGGGAAAAAAATTACTGGAAAAACTCAAAAGGTTTTAAAGAATACTATTCATAAAAAAACAAATATGAGTTTTAAAAAAATAGACGAATTACCTTACTATCAAGTTATTGCAACACGAAAGGTAGTTTTAGTTGGTGATGACTAATGCAAGAGACGGGATTTATTAAATCGTTTAATGATGATGATGATGAAATAACCATTAGACTTAAAGATTTGTCTGAAAATCAACGTTATATGATCACACATGCAATTGGCTCTCAGTCAACGATGTATTTTGATGATGGTAGGCATATAACTGTTGACCAAAGAAAAAAGATATTCGCACTATTTAATGAAATAGCTGAATATCTTGGATATACACAGGTTAATGTTGAAGAGATACTTAAAATTAAGTTTATTGAACAAATGGATAGTCCAGTATGGTTTAGTTTTAGTAATTGCTCAATAGAAATAGCTAAACAATTCCTAGAATACGAAATAACTTTCTGCATTCAAAATGAAATACCATTCAAAACAAAACTCATGGACGAGATACAACAGAGTTATGCATTACGATATCAGCTTATTATGCACAGAATATGTTTTGTTTGTGGGAAAACACATGCTCAGCTTGATCATGTTGATACTATTGGGATGGGTAGAAATCGAAGACATGTCAATCAAGTAGGATACTATGCTTGGACATTATGCGATAAGCATCATATATCAGGTAAACATACTGATGGAATAACTACTTTTATGCAAAAGTATCAGATTAAACCAATTAAGCTTACAAGCGAAATGATAGATAAGCTAAATTTAGCTGATAAAGGAGCAATAAAACAATGAATAGACGAACACTAATATCTAACCTAGCTTGGCGTATACATGAAATTGCGAATTATCAGGCGGTTAAACAATATGAATTAAAATATGCAATTCTAGATGCTGAACCAGCAATATATTATGGGATGCTATCCATCCCTAGAAATAAATGGACGAAAGAAACTAAAGCCTTTATGGAAGCTTACGAAAGGACGTATAAATAATATGCTTACTTATGACCAAATTGATAGAGACGAATTAATAGCAAGGGCAACAGAATATTTACAGAATTATGAGCTTCAATATCAGTTGTCTCAGAAGCACCCAGGAACAATTGGTAGCCCAGATAGTGATGGGATGCCAAAAGGAAGTAAGATTGATAATCCTGCAGAATCAAGTATCGTTGATCACATTAGTTCGCAACAATATTGTGATTGTATTGAACAAGCAATTGATAATTTAAGACCAGAAATGAAGAAACTACTTTATAACAAATATATTAATATTGATAAAAGAAATAACATCCCTGAATGGGATAAAATTGGCATTAGTAAAGCAGCTTATTATCAAGATATTAAAGAAGCAAAGTATTGGTTTGGAATTACATGTAGTTTGGTATCTATCCCATTAAAATAGACAAATTCAAGACTAATTCAAGACTAATTCAAGACAAATTCAAGACCAATAAAAAACTAAAAAAGCTATAATTGGTATAGTAAGAAAAATATATATAAGTGATTAGCTTATAGCAGTTTTTCATCTCTTTAAAATCATTTGCTAATAGCGGTTCGAATCCGTTATTAGTTTTTGCTACCACAATGGTAGCTTCCGGGGAATCAAGTGATATGTTGTTACTAGGTAAGTATGATTACATGACTGGCGTCATTCCAGGTTTAATTCCTGGATTACCATTTGCCTGTACCGATAACAGGCGGGTATCTTGAGAAAATACAACATTCTTTTAACCACAGAGATGTGGTTTTTTATATGGTGGAATTGAGTAATGTAACTCGTTTACGTATGTAAAAGATGATAGTTCAAACCTATCTTCCACAATTGCCATTAGGCAAAAAAATAATTTATTTATGATGAAATATGTATGCACAATCAATATGTGAAATCTTTCCGTTAATTTATAAACAACATCTGAATAAATTGTTATAGAGAGCTATGATAACGATAGTTCTCTTTATTGTTCTATAGCCAAGTCGGTAAGGCAACGGGTTTTGATCCCGTGATGCACTGGTTCGAGTCCAGTTAGAACAATAACCTCCGCGGCTGCTGCATTAATCTTGCAGTATGGAGGCGATTTAATTGAATAAAGCACAGTTACAAAAAGGTGACTGCATTAAGTTAATGCATGAGTTACCAGATAAATCAGTTGATATGATTCTATGTGATTTACCGTATGGAATTACTAATCATAAATGGGATAGTATTATTCCTTATGATGATTTGTGGACAGAGTATGAACGTATTATCAAAGACAACGGAGCAATCGTATTGTTTGGCGCTGAACCTTTTTCTACGAAATTGCGAATGAGTAATATTAAGCTTTATCGTTATGATTGGGTATGGTTGAAATCACGAGCAACACTGTTTCAGATGTCACATAAAAGACCGATGAATAAGCATGAATTGATTTCAGTTTTTTATAAACATTTACCTACATACAATCCACAAATGAGTAAAGGTAAACCATATAAGACAAATGGCAGAAGAGAAAGAAAGGCGAGTGGCTTTTTAAGTAGTGGAATGGTTAATATACCACGTAATAATAAAGGAACACGTTATCCAACCACAATTCTTGATTTCCCTAATTCAAATGCTAAGAGATATCATCCAACTGAAAAGCCGATTAATATATTGAGCTACTTGATCAAAACATACACTAATGAAAACGAAGTTGTACTAGATAATTGTATGGGTTCGGGTTCAACCGGTGTAGCATGTATTCGTAATAACCGTAAATTCATTGGATTTGAATTGAATGGTCATTATTTTGAAGTAGCACAGAAAAGAATTAACAATGAACTAGACAGTCTATAATGGCTGCCTTTTTTAATGCTTGTTTAGCTCAACTGGTAGAGCATATGTCTTGTAAACATAAGGTAGCAAGTTCGAGTCTTGCAACAAGCATAAAAATACATATAAGGGATGTGAGATAGTGATTGGTAAAATGAATAATCCAGAAGATGATTGGATTCAAAGCCTAGATGAAGCAGAATATATTAATTCTCATGCTAATGAAGTATTGTTTTATGTTCAAAGCAATATTAAAACTAAGAAGAAACGCATTAAAGTGTTACGTAAGGCGTTATATGATGAAAGTAAGAACGTTAAGGCTGAATAATGTAACACGTAACAATGTAACGTTACATAAGACTAGATGAAAGGAGAGTGTTATTAGGTGCTATGGCAGATTGGAAAGCAATTAAGAAAGATTATGAGTCAGGTATCGGATATAAAGACTTAGCATTGAAGTATGGCGTTAAAGCAACCACTATTAGAGTTCATCGTTCACGCGGCAAGTGGCAAGTTGATCCAGAGATTGCTAAGGAACTAGAAAAACAATCGGATAAGAATGATGTAACAGATGTAACGCATAAGCCTAAAAGTGTAATGGAAAAACGTAACGCTGTTACAAATAAGAACGTTACAGATAAAGTTACAAGCAATGAAACACTTAATGATAAACAGAAGCGATTTGTTTTACTCTACTTGCAGTATTATAACGCGACAAAATCTTATCAAGAGTCGTTCGGATGTTCATATGAAACGGCTAGAACAAATGGTTCAGCATTGCTCGCAAAGACTAACGTAAAGCGATTATTGGAAGAATGCAAAGAAGAAATGGCGAATACAATGGTCGCAAATGCACAAGATGTTATTAACGACATGCTTAAGTTAAGCCGTACCGATATATCTGATTATGTAACGATTGATATTCAAAAAGTTTATTCCAAAGGTCAAAAAAACGCTGATGGCACTAAACATTACTACTATACGGTTGATGTTATTCCTAAAGACTTTAACACAATCGATACAAGCGGTATTAAGTCGATTTCAAGCGGTAGGGATGGATTTAAGCTAGATATGTATGATAAGACTTCAATGCTTAAAGAACTGGTTAAAATCTTGCCAGAACAAAAGACTGATACTAAGTTCGATCCGCTTATTCAAGCAATTAGGAAATCTGTTGAAAATGGTAAAGATGAAATTGACGAAAGCGAGATTGAAGAATGATTAAATATTGGAAGTTATTCAGTTATGCTTCGTTGATTGTAGCTTTACTGATTATATTGATATTACCTAATAAGGAGTGATTGATTATCGCATTGTTTACAAGAACAACAAATGTTAATCTAAATTTCACAGAATTAACACTACTGAACGAATTAATGCAACAATACATTAAATCAACTCAAGTAGATAAACGTGACAATGAGTTAAAATTTAAGTTATCTAAAGCAATTTATAACGTTGCTCGTCAAGAATGCCGTGGAGACAAACGCAAGATTGATTATGATAACAAGAAAACCATTGATGACATTATGGAAGGTTGGGCTAATCAAAATACCAAAGAGCATGCTAAATGGCTTAAAAAATAGTTCTAAAGATAACTTCGAAAGAAGATAATAAAGTTTGTGAACCTACTTCACAATAGGCGATTTCACAAGGAAGTTTGTGAAATTATATAGATACGTTTAAAAACGTTGTTGTATAGGTGTTTATTAGCTTACTTCGTCTAATATATCTTATGTAAAGTAGACAAAATAAAGGCGTTACAATCGTTGTTATATCAATGGTTGTAACGTTTTTATTTTGCACAAATTTAGTTATTTTTGGCACTTATAATCAGTGATTGCTAACAATTGTTCACAATGTTATTAAATTATAGTTTCAACTTGTTTATGATAAAATAAAAAAACACGGAATATATTCCGTGCAGTTTAAATTAGATATAAAATTAAATACCTAATACAATTCGAACAATTATACCAAACACTACGCTTACAAATAAAGTGCTTAATCTAAGCTCGAACTTAGATGTTTTGAAATATATAAGATTACCTCCTTCATTAATTGATAAAAGAGTTGGCTTGTTAGTGAGAGCTTAACAAGCTAACCTTTATATTTTATCATGTTTATAAATATTATTTAACATTTTATTTATTTGCATTATAGTAGCTTTAGATATTTTTATGAAATCTTATAAAGAGTTGACAAATTTTCTGATAATGATTAGTATAATAGTTGTTTTGATATATAAGATTACTGAAATGTGTGAGAGCAATTTCTAGTTGTCGTCTATGTGTTGCCGTTCTGTTGTCATCAATCGGTGGCACTTTTTTTATACAATGATTAGCCATAAGCTTTTAGCTTGTGGCTTTTTTAGTACATAAAATTAATTAAAAGGAAGTGATATCCATGGCAGTTGAATACACACCGCCATCAGCTAAACAAATGTTTATCCTTAAGTGGTCATTCGATCCAAAGTGGAAGAACAAGAATGCATTCATTGCTGATGGTTCTATCCGTACTGGTAAGACTATGTGGATGTCACAGGCTTTCATTTATTGGGCTATGAGCAACTTTGACGGGATGGACTTTATCATTGCCGGTAAAACAATTGCATCCCTTAAACGTAACGTTATTAAGCCACTAGAGAATTACTTACGTCCACGAGGTTATAACATCATTGAACGTCAAAGCGACAACAAGATGATTATTAATTATGGTGGAGTTACAAATACATTCTATTGGTTCGGTGGTAAAGATGAATCCAGTCAAGACCTTGTACAAGGGTTAACAGCAGCAGGCTGTTACTTTGATGAAGTAGCACTTATGCCAGAGTCGTTTGTAAACCAAGCAACTGGTCGTTGTTTATCAGTTGAAGGGCATAAATATTGGTTTAACTGTAATCCATCTAATCCTTATCATTGGTTTAAGCGTCACTGGATTGATGACTTGAAGAGTAAAAAAGCGATTAGATTGCGTTTTAACATGCATGATAATCCAATATTAACTCAACAGATGATAGATGATGCATCAGCGATGTACTCAGGTGCGTTCTACAAACGTTTTATTTTGGGTGAATGGGTATCCGCTGACGGTCTTGTTTACAGTAACTTTGATGAAGAAACTATGATAAGGGATGTTCCAGACGGTGTAAGCATTACAACGTATATCGTTAGTGCCGATTATGGTATCTATCACCCAATGGTATTTATACTTTGGGGAAAAGGTAGTGATGGTATTTGGTACGCCTTAGACACTTATTATTACGATGGTGACGAGCATCAACTACAGAAGACGGATGAACAATATGCTGATGATTTTGTTCACTTCCTACAAGGTATTAAACCACAAGGAATTATCATGGATCCGTCTGCTAGTTCAATGATTAAAGCATTGCAAATGAGGGGATATAAAGTTGTTAAAGCAAATAATGATGTTAATAACGGTATCCGTGTAACTCAAATGCGAATGGATGATGGTTCAATTAAGTTTACAAATAAGATGCAACCTTTATTCAAAGAATTAAAAACATATTCATGGGATGCAAAAGCTGCAGAAAAAGGTAAAGACCAAGTAATTAAAAAGTTCGATCATGAGTGCGATGCTTTGAGGTATTTTTGCATGAAAGTATTAAGACCAAAAGAAGACAAAAACAATGGAGTACAAATGTACAAAGATTTTTAAGGAGGTTAGAAATGGAAACTATCAACGGTAAGATTGTTAAGAATTTGCAAGACTATATTTTAACTGGTCAAACTTTCCAAAGTGGTGTTAATAGTTTTGAAATGGCTGAAAATGATGACCAGATTGTTGCAGGCGGTGGGGATGTTTATATTGATGACAGTGATGTTTATCATACAACCTTAACTAAAGAACAATTGCTCGCTGACCCAAGCATTATTGAAAGCATTGCTAATTATCACGAAGAAAACATTGTGCCTAAATATCGCATTAAAAGAGATTATTACAAGGGACGTCATCACACGATTATGAATAAACCATCAACACCGCTTGGCAAACCAGATAATCGTTTGATTGTTAATTTACCTAAAAAGTTAACTGATACATTCAATGGTTTCTTTATAGGTGATCCAATTCAAATTAGGTATGTAGATAACACAAATCAAGATGAATCTGATAAGACCAACGAAGAGATTTCTAATTGGATGAATGATGTTAACTTCACAGATAAGGCTAGTGAATATGCTAAGACAGCTGATATTTATGGTAGAGCATACTTTAGAGCATTTGATACTGCTGATTCAATTGATATTGCCGTATTAAGTCCTAGAGACACATTGATTGTCTACGACAATACACCATTAAATAACCCAGTAATTGCTATTAATTATTCAACTAATGGTATTAGCAATGATGTGTGGGTTATGGATGATAAAGCTGATTATCATTTTAGTGATGTAAATGGTAAATTTTCTATGGTAAACATTCAAGAAACAGAAGAAGGACAACCAAACATTCTTAATCAAGAGAACATTCATTCATTTGAAGGTTTCCCAGTATTTGAATTACCAGAAAACGATGAACGTGTTGGTATCTTTGACAACGTCTTAAGTTTGATTGATGCTGCTGATGAAATCTTATCTAGCAAAGCAAACGACATCAATTCAATCTCAAATGGTATCTTGGTTGTTACTGGCGCTCAATTAACTGATGATCAACTGGCTAACGTCAAAACTATGCACGTTTTAAACTTGTATGACAATGATGACGATGCGTTGTCTGATAGCAATAATAGAACTCCTAATGCTTATTATGTAACACCAGATATTAATGACGACATGCAAGAACATATGCTTGATAGAACAATCGAACAAGTATATCAAAATGCTCAAGTTGTTAATATGAATGATAGCAAGTTTGGTCAGTCTGCAAGTGCTATTAGCGGTATTGCTTTGAAACAACGTTATCAAGATATGATGAGTAAAGCAGAAACAAAGGCATCTAAGATGGATAGTAGTTTAAGAGCTTTATTTAGTTGCTTATTTAGTAAATTAAAGGTTGATGCTAATGTCCAAAACATTGAGTTTAATCATAAACAATCAATTCCAAAGAACGTTCTTGAAGAAGCTCAAACCGTCCAAGCATTAGACGGACAAGTGACAAATGAAACTAAATTATCAGCATTATCATTAGTTAAAGATACCCATGCTGAAGTTCAGAACTGGATGAACGAACAAGAACAAGGAGTTCAAAATGTAAAAGACATTGTAAATAATGCAATTACTAATGCAGGTTCTGATAACAACGGTGGTGATAGTGATGATAACTCAAACAACAGTGAAGAAACGGATTAATCAATTAGTTGATCAAGATAATTCGGACGGAAAACATTTTGATGCATATTATGATGCTGCATTGTTGTTCATTCGTGACCACTTAACACAGTTCTATAATCATTATGCTAAAGAGAATAATCTAAGCATTGCTGAGACACGTTCTATGGTTGATAAATGGGGTATTAATCAATGGAAGCAAGCTATCTTGCAGTGTGATGCGTCTAATTGGGGCAACAATGCCACTGATAGAGTTAAAGCATATACAGCATTAGCTTATCAACGAAGATATCAGTTAATGTTTGCATTAATTGGATTAGGCATAGTTGATATGACTGCTAAAATTGAAAAATTCACACAACAGAATTTAATTTCTGATATTTCAAGTCAAACAAAGTGGTTGCATAGCACAATGAATCTAAATTTTAATCAAGGTAATGTTCAAACCATTGTTAATAATAGTGAGAACTCATCAATTTGGTCTGATAGATTATGGATTAATGCTGATGACCTCGCTAGTGACGTTCAGAAATTAGTTAGTAAACATTTAAGGCATGGGATGACGTTAGATGATTTAAATCAAACGTTGTCCAAGCATGTTAATACAAAACAATTTAAACCAAATCAGAATATATCTGACAGGATAAATATTGCAGAATACAATGCACGTAGATTAGTACAAACAGAAAGCTCGAGAGTTGTTAATCAAGTAAATCTAGTAACATTTAAACAATTAGGTGGTAAACAAGTTGATGTTGTTAACCAGCCAGGAGCATGTAGCAAGTGTGCAAGTATTGCAGATAATGGACCATATGATATTTCAGATTGTCCTGATATTCCTGGCGATACGCATCCATTTTGTAGATGTTTCTATGTAATGGTTAATCTTTTAAATAAAGTATCAAGTTAAGTCTTAACACTCGTTAAGGCTTTTTATTTTGCTCAATTTTTATGACCAAGCATTGAAGTCATTAAAAGCTATGGATAGGTGCAAGCATTGATCCACCATTAAAAGCTATGGAAAGGAGTTTTTATTATGTTAAATAAGCATATTTTACCTATGCGACTACAATTCTTTGCTGACGAAGGAGGAGAAGGAACAGATAATACTGAGCCTAAAGAAATTCCGGCAGAATACAACGACATTGTTAATTCAATTGTTAAGAAATCAAACGCTAAGTATCTAAAGCAAATTGATTCCTTGAATGCAACCATTGATTCTAATAAAGAACAAGTTAATTCATTGTCTGCAGAAGTTGAAAAACTAAAGACAAGTGGTATGGGGGATGATGAAAAGCAATCATACCAAATGAAGAAACTTCAAGATGAATTAAATGGTTTGAAAGAAAAGAACAAGTCCTTAAATTCTGAATTGATTACAGGGCAAATTAGAAACAAGGTTTTAAAGCGTTCTAACGAAGATAAATTGAACCTAACTGATGATCAACTTTCATTAATTGTTTCTGATAACGAAGATGAAACATTTAAGAAATATGACCAATTGAAGTCAATCGTTGATGCATCAATTAGCTCAATCAAACAAAAGGTTCAAGTTCCTAATACCACAAGTCACTTAGATGACAGTCAAAAGACAAAAGAACTTGTGGACACTTTTAAAGGCTCAAAGTTTAGTTTGAAAGACATTAAATAATTAGGAGGCATATATTATGCAATTTAGAGACATTTTAAGTCCAGATGACGCAATCCTTGTTAAAGAAGACCAAGCGGTTGCATTTACTGTTGCTGTTGATGACCCATCTGCTCAAGCAGATGCTGACGGCAATAAATTTATTGAAGCAGGTACATGGTTAGCTGCATCTACAGATGTATTACTTGGCGACCGTAAGCAAGTTATGACACCAACTACTGATGCAAACAAAGCTCAAGGTGTTCTATTACACCGTGCAAACGTAAATAACGGTCAAGTAGACGGTGCTTTAGTTATTGCTGGTGTTATTAACCGTGCAATGATTGAAACTGCCACAAAGGCAAAATACTACAGTGACGACCAAGTACACAACTTAGTTAAGTCATTACCAAAAATTACTGTAATCGATAGATAGGAGAGATATAAATGCCAACAGAACTACAAAACATTGCAAGTCCACAAGCAGTTGCTGCTGTATGGAACACAAATGTAAACGAACAACCAACTTAACTATACCAAGTACTTCTAGAAGATGAAGTTGTTAACGGTACTGCTGTTAACGTTGTATTTGGTAAAGATCAAGGTCTATCAGTACTAGATATGGTTACTGAAGACGCAAGTTCAACTAGAATGAAGAATCAAGGATTCCGTGAAGCTACTTACAAGCTAAACCAATTCAAGAAACACATGCTAGTTGATGAACGTACAAGACGTGCAGTTAACGATGCATTAGCTCGTGCAACTTCACAATACGAACAACAAGCAGTCGTACGTACACAATTACAAGACGCACTTAAGTTATTTAACAATGCAAGTGTTACTCGTGAATACCTATTTACTGAAGGTCTAGTAAATGGAAAGATTGACTTCAGTAAATATCCAAATGCATCATCAAATGAAATTGTTGATTTCTTCTACGATGATGAACAATTTACTACTGTTGATAAAGATTGGGGTACAAAGGACTCAACTCCAACAGATGATGTAAATGTATTTACTCAAAAATTAAGTAACAAATTAGGTGTTGGATTTAACACTGCAATCATGAACCAAATGACTTACAACAAGTTAATTCATTCTGGACAAATCACTAACACATTAGGTCTTGGATCTGCTTCAAACAACGTTGCTACTTCAACTGCTCAAGCAGAATCAATCTTCAAAGATGCAACTGGATTAGACATCATGGTTTACGACAAATCAGTTGGTGGTAAGAAATTCATTCCAGATGGCAAGGTTGTACTTGTACCTTCTGAAAAGATTGGTTCAATGGCTCACACTGAGACTCAAGAACAAATGGGATTAGCAGGTAATGCAGGCTACGACGTAGCAACAACTACTGACGGTATTACTGTTACAACATCTGTAATTGATGACCCAGTTGGTGTTAAGTACCAAGTTTCAGAAGTATTCCTACCATTAATCAAGGCATCAAACAACGTTGGTGTTATGACTGTTTTAACTGGTAACAATAATGGTGCTAAGGATGTTACTCCTGCATCAACTACAACTGATAACTCAGCAAACAACTCAACTGATAACAAAGGTGGTAAATAAGAATGAAATACACAGTACAAGCAAATGATGAAGAATATGCAGTTGCTACTAAGTACGGTGTTTCAGTTGGTAACCTACGTAAAGCAAATGAAAAGCTACCTCAACCATACTTGGTTGAAGGTCGTGTAATTGAAGTGCCAACAGATGCACCAACTACTTCAACTAGTTACGCATCAAATTATTCATCAACAAGTTACGCAAGCAAGTCTTCTGATGATAAAGCAGACGACAAAGAATAAAGGTGATTTATATGAATGAAGATATAAATGAAGCAGTTAAGAACAATTTAACAACAAATTATTCACAACTGTTTGATGATCCTAATGCTACCAAGCAATTAGATTTCTTTATTCAACGAGCAAATATTAAAGTTAGCAAATATAATGTTTTGAATAAAGATAACAAGATTATGCTGTTAACTCTTTATACTGCTTATTTAATTAAATCAAACCAAGAATCTGATGGTATTGCTACTACAATCAAAGCGGATGTATTCCAAGTAGGGATGTCTGCTAATGAAAATGGTAGCAAGGCTTATTTAAATGACTTTATAAGTTTATTAAATGACCTACATTTAGGTGGTTGGAGTGTTAAAACCTTTTGAGTTCTGACTTTGATTATTTAACTCAGGGCATTAAAGAGGTTGAAAACTTAAATAAGCATCGTGTTTTTGTTGGATCATTACTTGCTACTGGCAATCGTACGGTTGAATATAATCAAATGATTGCTGAAGTGCAAAATAATGGTGCTGTTATTCATCCAGTAACAAGACAATGGTTAACAATACCTATGCCAGTTGCTGGTAAACGTACTGCTAGAGAGATTAATGGTTTGTTTTGGCATGTTGCTAAATCAGGACAGAAAACACTTGCAAGAGTTGAAAATGGAAAATTGGTAGTTTACTTCTTATTAACAAAAGAAGTTAAATTACCTGCTAGACCATTTATTGACGTAACAGCCTCGAAAAACGTTAACAAAATAGCAAATATGGTCGCTAATGGCGTTGTAGATATATATCTGCATAAAACAACAGCGGGACAAATATTCGACAAAATTGGTAAATTTTTAAGCATAGAAATGAAACGTGAAATGGTTGCAACTAATGAACCAATGAATGCAAAGATTACACAGAACAATAAAGGATTTAATAATCCTTTGCTTGATACTGGAGCTTTGCAACGTTCTATAACATGGGTGGTGATTTAATGGACGCAGTAGCAAAAAGAACATTTAATACAGCCTTAAATAGGCTATATAGGATATTTAAAGTTGAATTAGCATATAAGACAACTCAAGAAGTTGAAAGCTCATCTGATGATGGTTTTGGCGATATTGGGAATAACTATGCTGAAAGTGCTTGGGTGACAGTATGTGAACCAATTATTCCAACTGGGACTTCCGCTTCTAGTTCATTAGGTAATACATTGAACATGTTATCTGGTGGTTCAGTTGAAAACTTTTCATATGAGTGGATATCTAAAATAGATTTACCTTTAAAGACACGAGTTAAATATAAAGATAAGCAGTTATCAATTGCAAAGAAGTCTGACTATAGCGATATAGCAGGCTTTTTTGTTTACCAATTACAAGATAGGAGTGATCACAATGGCTAGAAATATCTATCAAGCTAAAACGTTTGATTGGTCTGGTTTATATGGGCAAATAAGACATTTGATTGAAGATATTACTGGCTTGGATGGCAAACACGTCATTATGGATTACACCAGTAATGAATTGCCAAGTTATCCATATGTGACCATTTCATCAGTAAACAAAACAGCAGAAGTTGCTAACAGTTTGCATTCACGTGAAAAAGAAATTGCAGACTATCTTATTCAAATCACATGTTATTCAGATAATGGGAATGAAACTTTAATGATGGCTGATGATATTGCCACATTACTGTTTGACCCACAATATAAATCTACTTTTCATCAATATGGTGCGGTTTTAAAGGAATGTGACTATACCTCTGGCTCTACAAATGATTTTGCTGGGCTATTTAATGTATCAGCGCGTTCTTTATCAATGAAATTAACACTATATCGTAACTATCAATCTAAAATTGAAAAAATTAACGGTCTAGATGGACTAAATAAACAATAGGAGGCTATTAAATTGGCAAGAGTACAAACATTATCTCCAATTCAAATTGTAACTAATTACGAACGACCTGTTTTAGATCCAGGGATGGCAGGAGTAATGCTTCTAGTTGCAGGTAATGCAGAAACATTCCAATCATATACATCAATTCAATCAGTTATTAACGATTATCAACCTGGTACAGCAGTTTATGACCAAGCTGATGCCTACTTTGGCAATGCAAATTCACCATTGTTCCAAGTTTTAACTTACAAACAAGGTGATACAACATCATTAACTAATCAAATCACTAAGTATTACTACGCAGGTGCTCAATACTTCTTGTTCCACTCAGTAGTAGATGCAGCATCTGGTAGTGACGTTACTAACTTACAATCTGCAGTGTCAACAATTTCTAACTTTGTTGAACAACAAGATAACAAGGAAGTAGTTTTTGATTTTCCTTATTCAGATGAAAGTAAAATGGCTGATTTCGTTAAAGCCGCAAATATTGCAGGTAACAAAGCAACATTTACTTTAGCTAAACCTTTAGTGAATGGTAAAGATGAATACTTTGGCGCTCATTTCTTAGCTGATTACGCAAATGCAAAGCTTGGTAAGTCAGCAACATTTGTTAACCAATTAAACGGTGTCACACCACAAGATAAGTATGAATTTGGCGTTTCTGACGTTGAAAAATACTTCAAACCAAATCACATTGCAACATACGCTTACCGTGCAGGAACACCAATGTTAACTTCTGGTGTTACTCAATCTGGTGACCAATTACAAGCAATTGTTATCCGTGATGCAATTACTAAACGTGTATCAGCAAGCTTAAACAACTTGTTCCTACAAAATGATGGTCGTATCACATATGACGATGCAGGTATCTCATTATTCAATTCAACTATCTATGCAGAATTAAAAGATTTTGCTGATAAAGATTACATCGATCCTAACTTCACTATTACAGCAGTTAAGGCATCAGATGTTTCAGATAGCAAGAAAGCATCAGGAGTTCTAACTGGTATGAGTTACAAGTACCGTCCAGTTAACACAATTGATTCAGCAACACTTAGTCAGACTGTGGTTCTTCCACAAGTTGAAGGATAGGGGGAAATATAATGGCAAGTTTAAGTACAGTAGCAACAGATAAGAAGTGGGATGTTAATGATATCGTAATTTCAATTGATGGTATCGTACCTGATATTTATGCATCAGGTGATGTTTTCACACTTGAATATGACCAAGACCATATCACTATTTCATCTGATGTTTATGGTAATGGTATTCGTATCATTAATCACAATGGACAAGCTACATTAACAGTTAACGTATCTCGTTTATCAAACATTTACGCAAAGATGATGGCAGCTGACCAAGCATACTACGATGCTCAACATACCATCACTATTACAACGCCAGTAGAACGTATTACTACTACAACAGCTTCTATTCAAAAGAAGCCAAATATCTCTGCAGGTAACGAAGCACCAAACGCATCAATTGCATTTAAATGTATTAATGCAGATGCTTCAGCAGTTTAATCTTAACTAAAAAATAAGGGGAAATTATCATGGCAGAATTCTTAAATTCAGAAAGTTCAGAAATTCAATCAAGTTCAGCAGAAGTACAATCATCTGCTGTTGCAGAAAGTGCGGTTGCATCAAGTTCAGCATCTAACGATGTTGATACTTCACACATGCCTTTGGAAAAACGTACAAAGGTAACTGATGTTGATAGTCGTACTCGTGATTTAGAAATCACTGAAAAAGACGGAACAAAGATTAAAGTTCAAATCACATCACCTTCACTTCGTGATGCAGAAACTATTGACGCTAAGCGTTCAGTAGTTGTTGAAGAAGATGGAGAAACTTCAATTGTTTTAACACCTGCTAAGTTCCACGAAGCATTATTTAAGATGTTCAATAACAATTCATTACTAATCAACGACAAGGTTACTGATGATGTAATTGGTTGGGACTTCTTTGAAAAACATGAAAAGGAAACTTACCACTGGTTCATGGATCAAGCTGAAACGTTTCTTACAGATTAGTTTAAAAATCTTATCTGAAAGAGCAGTAAAGTTCTATATCAATAGTGACAGTAATGCCAACATTATGTGGAATGCATTCATTAATGGGGCGACTACTATTGATGCTGAAAAGATATCAAATATGAATGCTCCAGAGTTATCTGTATTTGTATATGCAATGAAAAAAAGGATTGAAAGTCAAAGAAATCTATATAGTGGTATGTTAGGAGGTGTTTAGATGGCTGATGTATCAAGAAGAACGACAATTGAAATTCCTGTTAAGGTAGACCAAAAAGCAATTGATTCTTTTAATAAAGCACTAACTAAGATGACCAAGTCTGGTGGTAACGTCCAAAAGACAATTAATGGTTTATCAAAACAACTTGATAGTTTTACCAAATCATCATCTGATTTTGCTAAAAACTATAAGAACACTTTTGATAAAGTTAGCGAATCGAATAAACAAGCACTAGAATCAAGCAAAAAGTTTACCAATCAAGCTGTATCAGGAAATAATAGAGTTATAAAGTCAATTCAAAAGATGAAGGCAACTGATGATAGTGCAACAAGATCATCAACATCTAATGCCAACACACGTACTGATAACAACGATAGATTATCTAGATCACAATCTAAATTAACTCAAACTGCAAGTTTGTCAGTAGCAAAGTTCAAACGTTTAAATGACGTTGGAGACAAGTTCTTAACAATTGGTAAATCAATGAGTCTTATAACGTTAGGGCTTGGTGGTGCATTTATAAGTGGTGCCAAAAAAGCAGTATCACTACAAAATCAGTATGTAAAAATTAAGAACTTAGCTGTTACTGGCGGTGAAGCACAAGTTGAAGCTCAACGTAATGTTAATAAGATGCGTAAACTTGGTACTGATTTATCATTGCAATATGGTGTATCACAAGAAAAGATTGGAGCGGGATACGAAGAATTGATTAGACGTGGTTATTCAACTAACCAAACTCTAGCAACTCAAAAGCAATTCTTACAAGCTTCAATTGCATCTGGTGATGACTATACAGATGTTGTTCATAATGCAACTGCAGCAATTGAATCATTTGGAATGAAAACAAATAATTCAAATCAAATGGCTGCAAATACAAAAAAAGTATTAAATCAAATGGCATATGCTGCTGATTTAACTGCTACTGACTTTAGTGGAATGGGTGAAGCACTGAAATATGTTGGTGCTACAGCTCATAACGCAAACCAATCAATTGCTGAAACGTCTAGTGCAATTGGTATTCTAAGTAATAACGGTATTGATGCTAGTCAAGCTGGTACAGGTCTTAGACAAGTATTGAGTAGATTGGTTGCACCTAAGAAAGGTGCATCACAAAATGTGCTAAAACAACTTGGATTATCTGCACAAGACTTTAGGGATGCTAAAGGTAATTTATTACCATTACAAGATGTATTCAGTAAATTGAATGACAAGATGAAAGGCATGTCTAGCACAGACAGAGGGGCAGTTTTTAATGCTTTATTTGGTCAAACTGGACAGCAAGCAGCTACTATCTTATCCAACAATGTAAAGCAATTAAAAGAATTGAATGGACAAGTTGAAAAGTCACAAAATCAAAACCATGGTAAAGGTTATATTGCTGAATTATCAGCAAAGAATGCTCAAACTGCTCAAGTTCAAATGAACAAGTTTAAAGAGGCAATTGGACAATTAAATATAACTTTTGCAAATGAACTTTTACCTACTTTTACTAAAGTAGCAAATGGCATGAGTGATTTGATTGCAAAACTAGCATCTGCACCTGGTTGGTTAAAGAAAATAGTTGCATATGGAACGGTATTTGTTGCTGGAATTGCACCTGTATCACTCGTAGTTGGATCACTGACAAAGGGTTTCGGAGCTATTGGATTAGCAATTGGAAAACTACGTAAGATGTTCACTGAACCTGTTTCTAAAACTATGGGTAATTCAATGGTTCAAGAATCAGGAAAGATGAGAACTGCTAGTGAAATTGCTGGTTCTGGTAATTCATCAAGTGGATTAGGTGATGGCTTACAAATGTCACGAGTTGAACGTAATGGTAGAAATATCAGTAAGATGACTAAGTTCAAATCGATTTTCGGCGGTGTAGAAAAGACGGGTACTAGATTTGGTAAGGTGGGTAACTTTGCTAAAATTGGTGGTACTGTCGCTGAAGACGCTACAAGAGTTGGAAAATTCAGTGGTCTAACTCGTGGATTAGGGATGCTAGGTTCAAAAATACCTTATCTTGATATTGCCGTTGCAGGTAGTCAATTAATTGGTATGAACCATAAGAATGCAGGATCTAAAATTGGTTCAGCAGGTGGAATGCTTGGTGGAACACTTGGTGGTTCAGCATTAGGTGCTTCTATCGGTTCAGTTGTCCCAGGAATTGGTACTGCTGTCGGTGGATTTGCAGGTGGTGCTATTGGTGGTATTGCTGGTAGTTCTGCAGGTAAGTGGATTGGAAAGAAAATTCAAGCATCAATTCCTAACTTGAAAAAGCTGTTTCCTAAGGGAGCTTTCAAACCATTTACAAGTGCCTGGAATGCTGCTAAAAGTACTTTTAAATCAATTAAAAATACGTTTAGTGGGACATTTAAAGCTATTAAAAAATCATTTAAACCAGTTACTGATGGTTGGCATTATATGATGAAAGCTTTCCAATCAAAACAAGGTAGAAAGAACATTCATAGTCTTGTAGGTGTGTTCAAATATCTATATAACCAGGCAAAGCCAATATTTAAAGGTTTGTCTGTTGTATTTAAAGCAGCAATGAGCATTATTAAAGCAGTTGCCAAAGGTGTTGGTGCATTCCTAAAGAGTTTATTTAAAGGTGTATTTAAAATCATTGGGAATGTATTTAAATCTTTTGCTGATGTGTTCACAGGTAATTGGAAACACCTAGGCAAAGACTTAAAAGGTATTGTCGGAGGAGTTGTAGATATTCTAAAAGCTCCATTTAGAGGGCTTGGAGCTTTCTTTGGAAGTATCTGGAAAGACGTAAAGAATGCATTTACATCTGGTTTAAATAGCGTAATTGGTTTCTTAAATGGTGGAATTAAAGGTATTAATAAACTTCTTAGTTACGTAGGTGGAAGTGGACATACCATTCCAATTATTAAATTTGCTTCTGGAACTTCTGGTTCTAAGCAGATAACTAAGGGAACTCATGCAATGTTAAATGATGGTCACGACTCACCTGAGACTGGAAACAAAGAGCTTGCAATTCTACCAAATGGTAAGGCATTTATACCACAACAACGTAATTGGACTGGTTGGTTACCTGCAGGAACTCAAATATTAAATGCTAAGGAAACTAAAGCCTTTATGAATTCACAAGGCATTGAACACTATGCAGGTGGAGGAATTATTGGTGGAATTGAAAGTTTCGCTAGTTCAGCAGGCAAGAAAGTTAAATCTTTTGCTGGTTCTGCATCCAAGGTAGCTAAATCAATTGGTGGAAAAGTTGTTGATGATGCTGAAGCTATTGGGAACGCAATTGCTCATCCTATCAAAACAGTTATGAATATGTTTGGTGGGTTTACTAGTAACATTCCAATCATCAGTGATTTTGGTGGCGGAATTATTAATAAAGCTAAGGATTTAATTGCCAGTTGGTTTAAAAAAGAAACTGACGATGGTGGTAGTTCAAATCCAAGTGGTTCTGGAGTACAAAGATGGAAGCCATCTGTAATTAAAGCATTAAGTGCTTTAGGTTTAAGTATATCAGGCGATATGGTAAACAGGGTGTTGAGACAAATCAATACTGAGTCTGGTGGTAATCCTAATGCAGTTGGTGGTACAGATGGATTAGCTGATGGTAGAGCAATGGGGTTAATGCAAGTTAAGCCAGGAACTTTTGCAGCTTATGGTAAGCCAGGATTAGGTGGTTGGAATAATGGGTATGCATCTATTTATGCAGGTCTAAATTATGCCAGACACCGTTATGGGGATAGCTTAAGCTTCTTAGGTAATGGACATGGATATGCAAACGGTGGTTGGAGTTCTCAACCCGCTGTATTTGGAGAATATCCTGGACAACCTGAAGTAGCAATTAATCCAAAGCGCAAATCAGCAGACAGATTAATTATGGAAGCAATCAGTGCAAGAGCTAAATCAGATGGATCATCTCCATTTGCTAAGTTAATGCAAAGTAAATCTGAAAAGACTAAACGTAATGGATTAGTTTCAATGACTAATTCATTAATTAGTAAGTCAAGTCGTGGATTGCAACAACCACAAATTAATATGAATGTTGAAATTAATATTAATGGAAATGCTGACACAGCAACCATTAATCAATTACCAATCAAGTTACAACAAGCTGTAGAGCAAGTTGTCCAACGCATGGCACATAATGCAATTGGAAAAATATAGTAAAAGAGCTAGTTTATGCTAGCTCTTTTCTTGTACATAAAAATAAATTAGGAGTGATATATATGACATTAGCTGAAAAGAAATTGAAAGACCAAATGGATAAACTAAATGCAAAAATCAAACATAGTAACTCACTTTTAAATAAATTAAAAAATAAAAAACAAACTAGCAAGGTAAAAAATTCAATCAAGATCCAACAGAAAAATATTCAAAATTATAAAAAGCAAATTGCAACATTAAAAGTAAATATGCAGAAAGCAAAGATTGATGAATTAAGAAGTAATACTTTAGAAAACATGAGGAAAAACCCAATGTTCTCCAATGATAAAGCAACACTAGTACCACAAAACCCTAATACGAATCAAAGCTATGTCATTTTATTTATGAAAACGGCTAATGCTGATACTTCGCCACAAGTTAATACCAAAGCAGTAGAAAAAGGGATGAATCTATCAACTACAACACAACAAGGTGCAAATACAATCTCTTTTGAGGCAATTATAGGTGGTGGAGATGTTGATACGATGAGTGAAGTTAAACGTGAAATTGGAAAGCTAAGATATTGGTCTAATAATGGTGTCCCATTAATTTTTCACTCAAATAATTATAATTCAGAAAGTGTGCAAATTAGTGCATTTACTAATTCATACGAATTTACTGATGCTGGAACAGGAATAAATTCAGCAAATGTCTCAATCACTTTAACTGAAGCGCAATTTTTTGAAACAAATATTAAAACGAAAAAAGGTACAACCAAATATGTAGGTCACAAAGGTAATAAGAAAGGAACAAAAAATAGTAATGCATCCAACAAGCATAGGTATGTAATTGCTAAATCTGGTGTTACTTATCTATCTGTTGCAAGGAGTAAACATGTTTCGCTGGCTCACGTTAGAAAGCTAAATAAATACGCTGATAGGTCAATTCCAATTGGTGCAAAGATTTATTATTAGGAGGTAATGCAATGGCGGTAAATGATTATATTGATATTAATTTAGATGATGTTCCAGTTCAATTTGATTACACCATCGATGGTATAGATTTTACTTTTTATCTTTACTACAACGAAGTAAATGATAGTTACTATATTGATTTATTTGACGAAAATGGAGTTCAAATTGTTAATGGTGAAAAACTGATTTACGGTTATCCATTGTTTGGTTCAATTAATGATCCACGATTACCTTTAATTAATATCGTTCCAATGGATGAACAAGGCAACGAAACTGAAGTTAGTAAGCTTAACTTTACAAATACTGTCCAATTGTTCATTAAAGACACTGATGAGGATGACACAGACGCAAATACAGGCAATTCTAGCGATGAAGGTGATGATGATACTGTATCAGACAACACAGCGAACGCTGATATCAACGATTATGGAACAGATAAGTCAGTAGGTGATGAATAATGGAATTAGTACACTTTTATCAAAGGATAGAGTTAGATGATGAAGTTAGAATTGTATCAAGTTATTTACAAGGTAAGAATGCTCAAATTGAAATAACTTATAATTTTAGCAATCAAGATGTTCCATCTGATACAGATATTACAATACATGGAATTTCTAAAAAGACGGCAAGCAAATTTAAGGTTGGCTCAAATCTATCCATTTATTCAGGATTCTATAATGCTGATTTTACTGAAAACAATATTTCACATCTTCTTACTGCATCTATCACAACAGTGGATGCAATTAAATGGGACAGTGGAGATTGGTATTTACATTTAACTATCCAAGATGGAACTAAAGTTGATCCAAAGAAAGCACTTAAGGTAGCTCAAAGCAAACAAGTAAGAGCTAAATCTACAAATAAATCATCCACTTATCGAACTCAAATGCGTAACTTTGAAAATAATGCGAAGAAGAGACGACAAGCGTGGTTAAATGCCAATCCAAATGCTACAAGGCATCAAAAGCATTTAAATTATGTTCAAATTCAAAATTCAATTAAGGCATATAGAACACAATTAAAGGGCGCTCAAAGTAGGGCTACTGAAAAATCAAATAAGCAAAAAACATATAGAGTTAAAACTGTATATAAAAACATGAGTTTTAAGGCTGGAACAAAAGGTTCAACGATAATTAAGACATTAGCAAATAAAGCAGGGATTAAGATTAGTGAATTAAAACTTGTGTATAACCATGTTTATTATTCTGGATATACTGCTAAAAAGAAACCACTGTCATGCATTCAGGACATTGCTAAAGATTGCAAAACCGATATGTTTTATCAACACGGTAAATTAGTAATTAAGTCATTTGTAAGCAATAAACATTTGAATTACACATGTGTACCTAAAACAGGATTAATTACATCACCTAGCTTATCAACAGATGAAGATAATAAGGATGTTTATGAAGCTACTATCCTATTTAATCCCATAATTACAACAGGAGTTATTTTTAGAATTGACGATAAATTTTCTGGATTTACTGACGATGTAATTGTTACAAATGGTAATGCGACTTTGAGCAATTCTGATACGCCAACGATGACTATTAATTTTAAAAAGTTATCACAATACAAAAAAGAACAAGCTAGTGAAATTAAGAAAGCAAAATCTGATGATGCTAAAGCAAAATCAAAACTAGATGCTAAGAGAGTAAAACAAGCAAAAACAAAGAGAACTAATAGAAAGAAGTGATTGAATGGCTGAACAAAAAGATTACTTCACTGATTTATTAAAAAATATTTATAGTAATGCGATTAATGATATTTCTGTAGCATATATAGCAAAAATTGAAAAAATAACGCCTCCTACTGCAACAGTTCAACCACTAGCTAGGATTAATGGAAAGAAGGAATCAATGGTTCAGAAAGTTCATTTTATCGTATTGCCTGGTCAGTCTGAATCAATCGATTATGAAACTGGTGATGAAGTAATAGTTATATGTTTGGATGATGATAACTCAAAGCATACTAATGGTTATTTCCCAGTAAGTTCAAATAGAAAACATTCTGTTGATTATTCATTTGTTATTGGAAAAATAGCAAGTAAAAACGACTTTAAGAAATGAAAGGTGGTGAGATAAATGTCTCAAGATTTGTTATATACAGATGATGGAGATTTATACATCAGTAAAGATAGTCCATTGTATGTAACTGGTTTAGATGAAATTAAGCAATCACTAAACATGATTTTAATGACTAAAAAAGGCACTTGGTCTAATGAAAATGTTGGAATTGACTATGATTGGTTAATTGGTGGATTTGATAGAAATGCATGCATTTCATCAATTTCAGATTCTATCAAGCAAGATAAGAGAATCATTGATGTTGTTTTAGTCGATCCACAAATTAATCAAAATCATACATCTGTTGATATTCATATCATTGTAAACACAACATTAGGTCAATTAGATTTCTGGAAGGAAGTGAAAACAGATGCCACTAACTGATGATGGTTGGGTAACCATTAGTGCAGATGATGCATTAAAACAAGCTAAGTCTGAGATACAGAAAAACCTTGGTGAAGAAACTGATGTTTCTGATGGTTCAGCGATGGGGAGGATTGCACAAATGCTTGCTAATAGAATTGTTGAATGTGATAACGTTGCTCAAAACGTCTATGATAATAATTTTTGGTTAACTGCTTCTGGAGTTTCAATGGATAGACTAGGAACTTCATTAGGAATTCAACGACATCAAGCACAATATGCTGAGGCTACACTAAATATAACTGGTACTTCTGGTTATTTAATTCCTGCTCAAACTGAATTCATTACCGATAAAGGCGATTCATTTTTATCAGATGATGATGTTCAAATAGATCAAAATGGTAATGCTACTGTTGTTGTTCACTCACAAGAAGCATCAGCATCAACAAATGTAGATGCGCATACAATTATTAATCAAGCTAACCCAGTAGATGAAATTGAAAGTGTTGATAATCCAATGCAAGCTTCTGGTGGAGCTGATTTAGAAAGTGATTACGACTTTAGAAATCGTGGAACAATTAATCAATACTCTCCAGAAAATCCAACTGTAGGTGGAATTAGAACAGCATTGATAAACGTAAATGGTGTTAGCAGTGTAACAATTCAAAATAATCAATCTAAATCAACAGATGAACATGGTAACCCAGCTAATACAATTCATATTTATGTAGTTGGTGGTACAGATGATGATATTGCTAATAAGCTTGCTGATGTTCTTGCAGGTGGAGCAACAACAGTTGGTTCAATTACTAAACATGTAAATGTCTTTGGTAATGATATTGTAGTTAACTTTGATAGGGCTCAACAAAAAACTCTGTCATTTAAGATTGATATCACAACTGGAGATGGCTTTGATGAAGACGCTGTTAAGCAATCAGTTCAAGATTATCTATCAAACTTTGAGATGGGCGACAAGGTAATTCTGAATAAGTTATATCCATATTTATATCAATTGATTGGTATTAAACAAGTTAACTCTATCCAAGTTAGCACTGATGGTTCATCATATACTTCAAACGATTTACAACTAGCTAACTTTGAATTTGCACTAACTAGAAATGATGATGTGGAAGTGATTACTCATGGCTAATGACAACGACACATTACAAAATGGTACAAACTTCTACGATTATCATAAAGACAACATGAAAAACATGTCTGGATTTAACATTTCTAAAGGTAGTAACTTTGACAAGTTTATTAAATCTATCGATGGCATTTACTTTAATTCGTCTTTAAATCTTGATGAACAAGACAAAGCACATGATATTAACTATGCTCATGGCTTGGAACTTGATGACATTGGAGATAACTACGAATTAAATCGTAATGGTTTAGATGATGACACCTACAGATTTTTAATTAAGTCACACATTTATGCTAGTAGATCAAAAGGTAGCATAAAAGATTTAATTAGCATTACTAGTAACCTACTTGGTTGTAAGCCAACAGATGTCCATTTAGATAATTCAAGAGTCTATTTAAATGGACAATTAAATGATGGACTAGTTAACACTGTTGAAATCAAAGGTATTGATATTAATACAATCCAACATGCTAATTTGATTCCATACTTGGTTAAAGAATTAAAAAATGCTACCGCAACAGGTTATACAATCAATCAGATTGGTTTCGCTGTTAACAGTAGCGGTCAAATCTTTACTGGCGGACAAATATCTATCAGTAAGGAAATAAGCATTTAGGAGGAAAAAATGAAATATAATGGCGCAGTAGTTACCAGTAATGGTAGCTCTTTTTTGTCTGGTTTAGTTGCTAATAAAAAAACAGCGGTGCTAGACAAAATTATTATTTTAAATACTGATGTACCAAGTAATAAAACCATTGATTCAATGACTGCTCAAGATTTCAGTAATGGAATGTCATTTGATGTAAACAACGTTTCTCAAAATGATAATTCATTCACTGCCACATCAGTTGTTTCAAATACAGGAAATGCTACCAATTATCCTGCTATGTTAGTTGGTTTATTTGGATATTATGATGGTTCATCTGAACGAACTTTGTTATCAGTATCAAAAGCAGTTGATCCATTTGTTATCGAAAAAGATACAGGAACACCCGTTAAATTAAGTGTTTCAATTACTGTTGGATTTAGTAGCTCACCACAAGTTAATTTAACAGTTAAAGATGATGTATATCTTGCTAAAAAAGATATTGATGGAGCAATGGTTAATTTAGGATTTGCAAAGAAAACTGACTTAACCAATTTAAGCACAAATTTAACCAATACATTCAATAAAAAAATTGATGATATTAATAATGATATTAGTAAAACAATGAGATATGTAGGTGTTTTAAAATCAACAGACGATTTAAACCAATTGATTTCTACAGATTATTATTCAATCTATGAATTAGCAGGACAAATTCCAAAAAATGCTCCAATGAATCTGAAAAATCCATATGGAATTGTATTATTGATTGGCAATCTACAACAAACTCAATACATCATTACTGATAGTGTTTACTTTAGAACTGCCACAAACACTTGGAAAAATGATTGGAAGACTTTAGCAACAACTGATGCAATCGACCAAATCAATGAAACAATCACCAACTTAGGCCAAGCAATTAGCGACACAAATACTGTCGCAGCAAAGGCTAATGGATTAGCATCACAAGCTCAAGCAACTGCTTATCAAGGTCTAAGGTTTATGGGTGATGTTCCATCTGACTTTCTATATACGGTAAAAACGCCCGGACTTTATAATTTAGCTGGTAAAAATTACAAAGACTGGGCTAATAATAAATTATATGGAAACTTTATAGTTATTGATGCTGGTGGAGATGTAACACAACAATTTATCTATGATAATCACAACAATTGTTGGGTACAAACATGTAACAGTTGGGGTAACTCAGGATTTAAATCAATTTATTAACTTAAAGGAGATAAAAAATGAAAGTTTATGTAAAAGTTTCTGATACAGACAAGCCATATCTATCTGGTTCATCAACTGAAGCACTAGATGGATATGTTGGAATTGAAGGGTTAACTGATGATCAAGCAATTACAGCATTATCAAGACCAAACAAATGTTATATGGATGATAATGGAGTATTGATTGTTCCAAATCAAATTCCTTTATCTCAAGCAGAAAAAGATGCTGAAAATGTAAAAATTCAATTGAGTGACATGAATAAAAAGCTTGTTGATATGCAAACTACTATTACTACTTTGACTACTGACAAATCTAATTTACAAACAGCATTAAATAATGCAAACACAGATAATGCTAATTTAAAGGCTCAAATTCAAAGCATGCAAAAACAATCATTGGCATACATGACTCAATTGGCTCAAATTAATGCTGAATTAGCAAAATATAAACAAAGCCAATCATCAACACAAGGAGGTGATAAATAATGTTCCCATCATTCAATGATTTAAAACCATTAGCAGCATATGAATTCCAAGTTGATTTCAGTTTTTACCTTGATTATGGCTTTATTAATCAAGATGAGTATAACCAATTAGTTGAAATGAACAAGCAATCAATCGAAGATGCTCAACAAAGACAAAATCAATATACCGCTCCTAAAAATTTAGATACACAAATGTAGCACCTAATTATTAATTTAGTTAGGTGCTTTTATTATGCACAAAATAGGGAGTGATAGTTTGCAAATGTTTAAAGAGAGAATAGAAAAGAGATACTACTACTTCTGTATTTTTCTTTTTGACGTACTTGTAGGTTTTTATGGATTGTTCCATTTGAACTATTTAGATGATCCACAGTTCACTTTGGTTCATCATCACAAAGAGAAATTAGATTTTCTTGGAGGGATGACAGATGATTTATGGTTTAACACTTTATTAATTGCAGTCGGAATCATACTTCTATTAGGAATATTAAGTAACAAACGTAAGTTATCCAACGTAGCTTATGTAATATCGATTTTTATGGTCGTGCTAGTTTGCACGGCTTTTTCTATTAGAGGAGTTTTTGAGACACATTACAACATTGAATGGGCTATTTCATTCGTACTAATCCTTATGGCTATTCATGGGCCACGTGAGGATGGTGGAAAGAGATGACTATCGAAACAATGATTGCAGTTGGGGGTCTTGTAGTTGCTTCATTATCAGCTTATTCATCAATGAAGAATGCCAAAAAGCAAAATGAAAGTGCTGACCGTGAATTCACTGTTGAATCAATCAAGGAAATTGCAGATAGACAAATTGATTCATACAAATTCGAAATGCAGGCAAGAACTGAAGATAACGAACGTTCTCAAAAGGAACTTAGAGAAGCTAGATTAAAGTTAAATGACACAATGGCTAGACTTGATGAAGCTAATGAAAAACTTAGGCTAAATCAAGAAAGTATCAGAAAGATGAATGAAAAGCTTAAGAGTTTAAAGAAGTCATCTGATGAAGTTAAAGATTATTACGAAAAACAAATTACACAGCTTAAAGATGAGAATAGACAACTTAAATCACGTTGTGAATATCTAAAAGCTGAACTAAATAGATACAAAAAAGGGGATAATAAATAATGGACTTAACACAACTAATTAACTCAGTAGATCACAAATCACCAATTTACTACATTCTAATTGCAATTTATGTAGTTAGCATGCTTACACCATATTTCAAATCATTAGCAAAGAACACAAAACTAAATCATTTAGCTAGTCGTTCAGCTTACATTTTGGAAGAAGCAAAAGAAATTGTTGCGCCAATTGCTAATGAAGTTGGTTTAGCAAATTCAGATAGAAGAGAAAAAGCAGTTGATAAGTTATATGCTTTCTTAACTGAACACAAGATTAACGTCAAGCGAAATGATTTATATGCAGTGGTTGAAACTGCATACCAATACATGAAGCAACACGGTTACTTAAATGATAAGCAACCTATCACAACCCCTGCTCCAGAAGATTTAACAAAAGATGAATTAAACGCATTAACACCTAATGCAGATGCATTTGAAGATAAATCAGTTATTCAAAACGAACAAGCAGAACAACAAATAGATCAACAACAAGAACAACAACAAAACACTAAAGAAGGTGAATAGTGTGGCTTGGAAAACAATTTCTGATATTTCAAGTTATCAATCAGATAGCTTAGCTTTCATGAATCAATTAAAGTCTAATGGAATTAACGGTTTAATGGTTAAACTAACCGATGGAACTACCTACTTAAATCCTAAATCGGGAAACCAAGTCGGTAATGGTCTAAAGGTATTTAAAACAGTTGGGTTATACCACTACTACCAAGGCTCTCCAACTGCAGAAGCTAACTACTTCATCAAGTGGGTTAAAGCGTTCGGAATGGACGCATCTACCCCGCTTGCAATTGATGTTGAAGACCCTTCACTTTATGGTGATATTACTTCACAAATCAACACATTCTTATCCATCGTTAAGGCGAACGGATATAAATGCCGTGTAGTTTACGGCAGTGCATCGTGGTTTAACTCAAAAAAGATTAACTATGCTCGATTAAGCGATAAGAACATTTGGGTAGCAAGCTATGGTAGTAGTCAACCAGGTGTTGATAGAACAAATTCATGGCAATTTACAGACAATTACAAAGGACTTCACGTAGATGCATCTTATGACTTTGACGGTACGTTAACTGGTGAACGTTTTACAAGTATAGTTCAACCAGCTAAACCTGCTGCTAAAGCCGTTCCATTTGTTACAGACGGAAGATTATTTTATTCTGAAACAGGAGTCAATGCATATCATGATAAAGAATTATCAAGTCAACGTAGAGTTCGTTGGGGAAAGGGATCTTATTTCTATGGTTCTACTGTGAAAGTTGGTAATAGATACAGAATTAAAACCGCAGTCGGATACGTTTCAGCGTACAAAGATTGGGTAAAGAAAGTTGAATAATAAAAAGCCTAGCAGTCATTTTGATTGCTAGGCTTTTTTAGTTTATTCTATTATATTTTCCATGATTATTTTATGTATAACCGTCCCCAATTTTAGGCAAAGGACAGTTAAAAGGACAGTTACTGTCGATTTTAATGCCACCTAGTTGCCTATAAATCGTGCGTTTATTGGTTTTTTTCTATGTGTTGGTTCGAACCCAGTATACTCAGTTTCTAAGCGTACATAAAAAAGCACCTTCACAATTAAGTGATGGTGCTTTTTATTTATCAATAAATAACTAGTATTGAGGAAAACCAGAATTTTTTAATGTTTGATCTAATTTAGCTTGTACAATAAGCGCTTGAAAATTTTCAAAGTTAGCATATTCTCTTGCAAATTTATCAAGTTTCTCAGGATTATTATTGTAATTATTTATATCTTCTTCAGTAATTCCAGCATCATTAAATAATTCAATCATATTATTAAATTTAGTATAGTGTTGAACGAAATCATCTGTTAACACCGACGCTATGTTAATTTTATGATATCCTTCCAAGTCTTCCAAAGAATTTTTTAAATTTGATACATTTTTACTTAAATCATTAAGGTCCATGTCATGGCCTCCTATCTTTAAATATGACTCAATCATAACATAGAAATTATTTATACATATTAAATTTCCCCAAATAGTCCCCTCCAATTCCCAACCATTTGCCTTTAGTATGTTAGAATCAAGACAAAAGAAGGGTAAGGGGTGATTAGTTTGCAAATTATCAGTGATGTATTAGCGTTAATTGTCGCGATTGAAGCATTGTTCATCATGATTCTAGAAATGTTCTTTAGTCGTACTAAGATGGCTCAAAAGGCATTTGATCTATCGATGGAATATCTATTTACACCTGAGACCAAGATTAGCATGGCTAACCAAGGCCTATACAATGGTTTTATTGGTGTCGGCATTCTATTAACGATGTTTGTTCTACCACAATCAATTGCAACTTTTAACCTATATCTATTTATAGGATTTGTGGTTGTTGCCGCCATCTTTGGCGGTTTTACCGCTAACAAGAAAATCATCATCACACAAGGTTTGCCAGCCGCATTGGCATTGATCTCATTATTCATCACAAATAACAT